TCCACCTGTAGTTGGTGCACCTTGGGATACTATGGTAACAAGTGCTTCTAGCATGATCTAATCATGTAATACGATACATTTGGCATGTAAATACCTCCTCAGATATAGTAGCAGGGTTTAACCCTGCTACTATATCATATTTTAACCGACTAGATTATAATGAATTTACTCAGAGAATAATTTAAGTAAGGAGATGTATAATATGGCCATCAGTAAAGCTACTAAACAAGTACGTGATGTCTATCTAGGTGATCTACCGGAAGATGTCCGTATTAGAGTTATGGAAGTACATAAGTTAGTTGCTACTACAGCAAATACTATGTTTAATTCTAAGAAATATGAATATCTTAATACACAACAGTGGGCAAAAACTATGTTGGAAGAATTTCTAACGGTACCATCAGACAGATCTGAAGTTGGCTCAGTTAGAATCTATAAACAAGGTAAACGTTACAGTTGTATGATTCAACTAACTGCTCATGTTACTAATAATCGTAATACGGAAGATGAAGAATTCTTCCATGGATTGATTAGAAATGTACATGTATCTGTCAGAAGTAAAGTTCGTCGTAAGTATGACATGAAACTTACTTGTGAATCAGAACATGGGGAACATTTTGAAGGTTTAGATCTATGGACTAAACAAAAAGTTGCAAAAGAATTATGGGAACTATTTGAAGATAAACCTATAAAGAATATAAAACCAATAAAAGAATCCGTCAATGATATGGATCATCATAATGAGATTATGTTTATTGAAATGGAAGAACTTCCATATGGATTACAAAAGTTTATTTTAGAATCTAATCAAATGATCTTAAACAAGACCAAATTAACTGATTCCATTACAGAGAATGGTGAAATTGGAGATACTTTGCTGTGTAGACATTCAGATGGTACATATTCCGGAACTATTCAAGTAGTCAATGAGATGTCTGAGAATATCAATGAAGAGATTATTGATCTTATTCTAAATGAATGTAATATGGAAGATAATGGTACAAAAGAATTGATATATGAAGAATCTGATGATACTGCACTATTCCATTTAAATCTTGATTCTGTATATGTAGAAAAATTATGGTCCCGAATGGAAGGACTTGTTCCAAATGTACTACTAGAATCAAATAATCCTGAGCCTGAATATAATAGTGAGATGTCAGAAGCTGAAGCGAAGAAAGTGTTAAGACAATTATCTCAGGATATTATTAATAATTGCAATAATAAGCAGAATTACAAAGTTACACAGTATACTGCAAATATCTATGCAAATATTATTACAAAAAACTTACTACCTGTATGGGCGAAGGGATATAGAAAATTTTCTATCACATTAGATTCTTATCAGTCTTTTAATACTTTACAAATCAAAACCCCTAAGATGGGTAAAGATTTTGTGTCTCGATTTGTAGGCGGTAGAGAAACTCTCAATGGATTTTTACATCAGAATCCAGAGATTCATATTAAAATGTCTCCTCGTATCTTCCATACAATGAAGAATCCTGATGATGCTTTCAACTTCTTTAAAGCACTAATAAAATATTATGATTCAGGAGTAGAAATTTATTCTACAAAGATCATGAATGAAGTAATGAAATTGAATAGAGAGTTAAAATACTTAGTAGTTACTACTAAACTTAGTGGTATTGTAACTCTACCTATGCAGTTACTCTTTATTTTTGATGATGTTGATATGAGTAATAAGAACACATTTAAAATTTCTCAGGAAGATATCAATACAGTAACTAAATTCATTAGAAATATCTATACAAGATATGCTGCTCCTGATAAAGAAAAGAAACGTATTATCAATGATCTTGAAGACATTATTAAAAAGATAAGAGAATCATCCGATCCCCTTAATGAAAGTTTACAAGATCTATATTCATTACCTGAAGAAGTTAACAAATATTTTGAAGGTGTATACTCTGAAGATATCCAAAAATATGAAGATAAATTTATTCATGAAAATTTGGATAAGGAATGGTGTTTCAATCAGAAAAATCCTGAAGTTAAATATCTACAGGAAAAATTTGGTGTAAAAAAATTAAAGAAGATTCCTGCAGATACTGTAGCATATATTACAATTGAAACAGAATCCATTAGAGATGCAACTGATAAACATATGATTGCTTCATATTGTATTTCTAAGATTGAATTGGTTGAATGGTATATTGAATTACTTGAAGTTGGTAGTAAGAAATATATTGTTCCTCATAGTAAACCATATCTACAGAATATGCGTACACAACTTCTTCAATGTTATAAAAATATAATGGATACAAAAATTCCAAAACCAAATGAACGACCACTCATTGATGTAAATCAATATCCTCCTGGATATGAAGGATAAAATAAAAAAATATATATATAAAATGCAATGGATCGTTAACGATCCATTGCATTTTATATTCTTATTCGTATCTCTTTTTAAAAGGCATGATAGAATCTTTAATCCATCTTTTATCAGTTATACTCGATAATGCTCTATATACCAAAATAGATGTTGTAAGGGTACCAATATGAATTGCATCTTTATATGCATATCCTATATCAATAACACTTTTATCTTTAAACATTTCTAAAGGATATATATCACCATCATCAAGACATGATACAATTATATCACATTTACTAACCATTTGAATTGTATCTAATGTATGAGAATGACATAATACAAGAGTATCATTATTTTCCACTAGTCTATGGGCAAGATCCATATAACCAACAGATGTTCCTCTCCCAATAATTCCGATATTAATTCCTGTATTATCAAACCTTTCTGTTTTCCATTTTCTAATTAACTCAAAACATCCTTGAGATGTTGCGTTTAAGATACCTGATTGTTTTGTTTTATATTCTTTACGAACATCGATGTTGTATATTGCACTTGTATCTTTTTTAAATATATCCATTAAATCTTCTAACTCACGATCTTCTTCATCAATATAATCTGGAAAATTATCAAACAAAAATGGAATATTTGGATCATGGATTTTAGTAAATTCAATATCTAATCCAATACTTTTTCCTTTCTTTTTAATAGCATTGAAAAAATGTCCCCTAGCTTCTGGAAATACATGAATCTGAATTGTATTAATATTATATTTATTCATAAGATATATTGTTGCTACATCATAATAGTATGATAATGTCTTTACCAATTCATTGTTAATTTGTATCATATTAATCCTCCAATCTTTCATGTGCGATACCATCATTTGTCGTGTAATAAATATTTCTGATACCAAGGTCCTTTATTAAAGACATACAAGATTTACAAGGTCGAGCCATTCCATAAGGTTGATCTTTTCTTAATCTAACTATATAGATAGAAACATTCTTCCAATCAATATCAAGATCAATTATATGTTTAATAGCATCTACTTCTGCATGTATCTTGTGAGGATAATTATCAGAAATATTCCTCTCTTTATTATATTTTTTCTGCAATGGATCGGTACGATCCTTATTGCACCCAGTTGAAATTATGGTGTTTCTATAGACTACTACACAACCGATAGAATGCCGAGCATATGTGCTATGCTCGGCAATTTTCGCGGCTGTTTTAATGTATCTCAAGTCTCTATAGTTCAATTGAGATCAGAACCTCCCATTCAGTACGTCAATCAGCATGTCAACCATCATATCCTGAGAAGACTGAGGTAATGGTGCACCTGCAGCTTTAGGATGACCACCACCACCGATAGGCATTGCAAACATCGCACCCATATCAATATCGTCCCTCACGGTTCTCATTTCAAACTTTCCTCCGTTATAAGGAGAGAAATAGATCATTGCATCATACTGAGGATACTTAGTCAAGAACTGATAACCGAGTTCACTAATAGATGCACCCTTTGTTGTGAGAATGAATGCAATGTTATATCCACGAAGCATAAATTCAAATACATCATCAGGTGTAAAGTTGTCAATTACCTTTTGTTCATTCTCAATTTTCGTAGATACAAAGTCCATGTCTGTTAGTGAAATCAAATGGTTATCTTTGTTTTCAACATCACTAATCTTCTTTATATACCGCTCACAGAACTTATCCATCCCAAGGAGATAGAATAATGTCTGCAGTTCCTTTGCCAGAATATTATTGGTAGTCTTCCATTCATATGTATCATATGAACGGATAGTGTCTACCAACTTTGAAAACATTACTTCATCAAGATTCTTGAAATGCTCTCCAGTAAAATCATCAATATTGTAGAAATACTGATAAAGGAGAGATGTTCCACTTTCCTGTACTCCCAATACATTTTCAGGAACAATTTGTGCATCAGGATATACCTGCTGAACAGGGAAGTTAGTTCTATGATGGTCAAAGATATCAACTTTAACTTCTTTAGATTTGAAGACTTCAAGTGCTTGCACAGAACAACATATATCAGCAAAGATAACATGTGTGTTCACAGGATCAAACTGTTCATTTCTGAAAATAGATAAAGCTGTTTCATCAACTCCATTGTTTGAACAGTTGAATATCTCATAATCCTTTCCTTTTTCAAGATGTCTATGTGCTAATTCAAATACGATACGGCAACCGGCTCCATCCATATCATCATGTGTAAATAAAACTTTTTTGTACATTTTCATTTCCTTCTTTCTTTAAGTATTTTAGATGTTTTGGTTTCTTCTATAATAAGAATATATAAGTTGCGTATGTCGATAAACTAAAACATTAAGTTTACTATAGGAAAGGAGGAAATAACATAATGAGTGATATTAAACAGATTAATGGTCATTTTTACGATTTTGGCACGTCGAATGAATCATTCTTAATTACAGCTAAAGAATTAAAGGCTGTTGGAATTAAGAATTATTACTTCATGCTTAGAATAGACAATCCAAGAGTTGCTGATATAGATCCATTTAAACCTAATATTACTGAGCAAGAAATTAAAGCATTAATGCAAGAATTTCAACATAATGTTTGGGCATTCATACGTATGTGTGTACGTATGAGAACCGATAAAGGTGTAGTACCTTACTCACTACATCGTGGATTAGCTGCAGTAATATGGTGTTTCGAACGTCATCAAGATAATTGTATTTGTGAACCTCGTCAGACATATAAGACTACTGGAACAATTGGTGGACCAATTCTATGGGCATTTCAATTATCCCAAAACTTACACATGCATTTCTTTGGTAAGGAAACTGATAATACAAAACGAAACTTAGCTCATTTAAAAAGTAATATTGAATTACTTCCTGAATGGTTACAATTTAGACGATTCATGGGAGAAGATGGAAAAATAAAGAAATCTCGTCAGGCTACTGAAAAGTTAGAGAATAACTTGTTACACAATACTCTGGAAATTCATCCAAAACCAACTTCATTATCTCATGCCCAGGGTCTTGGTCGTGGTGGTTCTGGTGCTATTCTTTATTTTGACGAAATTGAACATACTCCATTCTTTGGAGAAATTATGGCTAACTCAGCTCCATTGTTTAAAACAGCTTCTGAAAACGCTGCAGCTGCAGGTAAGCCTTATTGCAGACTTATGTCTTGCACACCTCAAGTAAAATTGCTATGATTTTAAATGTATTTTTCATATATCATGGTATTAACTGAAAATACTATGTTAAAGGAGATATAAAATATGAAAAATACTAAAAGAGAAGAATACAGAAAAGTTACATATCCAGGAGTAGATCAAAATAGATATTTCATATCAGAATATGGCAAAGTCTATGATACTTTATTCGAACGATTTGTATCATCTCACGTTGATTCAGATGGATATCTAAGGATCGCTCTTAGTAAAAACAATTATGGAGTTCATAGAATAGTCGCATATGAATTTTGTTTAAAAAAATAGAGATATTCGTTTACAAATTGATCATATTGATGGTAATAAACAAAATAATCATTATACAAATCTAGAATGGGTAACATCTGCAGAAAATACTCGTAGAGCTCATGCTACTGGTTTATATAATACACGTGGAGAAAATTCATCTACGAATATCTATCCAGAAACTTTAATTCATGATATATGCAAAATGTTTGTAAATGGAATGAATAATATGGAAGTTTTTCGTAAAGTAATGAATAAAGTACGAATTGATTATAATTCTAAAGAAGATATGTCAATGTATACACTTATTCATAGGCTTAGACATAAAAAGATTTGGATAGACGTAGTATCACAATATGAGTATGAAACTTCATCTAATTCTGAAAAAGAATATCTTCCAAAAGATAAAAATAGTAAATTTTCTTTAGATCAAATTCATCAGATATGTAAACTTCATGTAGATGGTAAAACTACTGATGAAATTTATGATATATTGGGACTGAATAAAATTGTTATAAATGATCCTAAGGAAGAATTACGATACAAGAATGTTATTCGTAATATTAAAAGTGGAAATATTTGGTCTCAGATTAGCAAAGAATATTTTAAACCAGAAAAAAGAGCTCATACTGTACGAAATATTGATGAAAATGTGTTATCTAGAATGATTTCATCTAATATACCAAGAAACGAAATTTACAAATATTTTGGTATAAAAATGATGGAACTAAAGAAGATAGTTTATTACGACGATCTATCAATAAACGAATACTAAAAATAAATAAAATGAAAGCCATAAAAGAAAACGAAAGTATTCTTCTCAATGAAAATGAAATTAAAGAAATTATAGTATAAAACGGGGTGGCTATATGGTAACATATAGTTTTCCAATCTTAATTGTTCGGGAAACTCTGGTTAAACGTGTACTACTAAACTATGGTAGTGATATCATAGTGGCAACCAGTAATGTGGAAGGTATAGTAAAAAGGTACATGGTACAGACAATCCGCAGCTAAGACTCTGATCTTATTCAGAGTAAAGTTCATCGACTATCCTGAAATAAGCCGTGAAAGTCGGCAATAGGAGTACGACCACAATTGCCAATGGTGGTGGGTGAAAATCCCTTAAATGGAAATGGATTGCTCCACATAAAATATTGTATGTGGATGGAGATATAGTCAAGTATCCTATCGAGAGATAGGGAAGTTCATTTTCAATTCATATGAATATAATGAATTGAGTTTAGAGAACTGCACAGTGTTGCGAACTGTGTGAATATAACGGGTAACCTGGATACTCGCGAGGGTCGTGAAGCTTTACCTATTATTCAGTCAATGATTCCTTGGACTGAAAAAATATATGACATGACGGAAGAGCAGATTAAAGAATATAAATCTGCTTTCAGAGAAGATTACCACTCTTCAGAAGAGAAGAAAACTCGTGAAGTAATTGATGTATATTATATTGAATATCAATATTTCCAGTTACGTAAAGACTATAACTGGGTATTAGATCAGTTTGCATTATCTGGTGATAAGATGGCAATTCGTCGTGAAATCTTATTACAGAGACTTCGTGGTTCTAACAACTCTGCAATTAGTGCTGAAGATATTGAATATTTGATTTCTAATATGAAGAAATCAACAAATGATCTTTTGATTTGTGGAAAATGGTTATATAAACTTTACGAACATGGAGCAGGATACCAATTCGGTCGTCCTAAAGATCTTGATGAAAATATCCCGTATCTTGTTGGTATTGACCCTGCTGGCGGTGGCGGAGGAGATAACTTCTCAGTGTATATTATTAACCCATTTAACTTGAAGATTGCTGCTGAATTTAAATCTCCATATATTTCTGGACCTAATGCAGTTCGAATGTTGATTGAATTAGTTCATGAATATATTCCTAAGGCAGTATTAATTCCAGAAAAGAACTCAATGGGTATTTATTTAATTCAGATGCTATTAGAGACTGATATTAGAGATAACTTGTATTGGTCTAGAAAAGCTCAAGAATTAGAGGAATTAACATCAGAAGACGGAACACAAGAATTGAAATCATTGTCAGAACAGTATAGAAAATACGGTACATTCTTAAGCAAGAAAGTCCGTGATGCAATGTTTGAATTGTTATTCCAACATGTCGATGTATGTAAAGATATTCTTACTACTGAATACTTAGTAGATGATTTGTGTAAATTGATTAAAACATCTACTGGACGTATTGAAGCCGATAAGGGTGAACATGATGACTGTGTAATGGCATATCTACATGCCATCTATATTTATTATACTGGAGATAATCTTGAAACATTTGGTATCATTAAAGGTGATAATCCATTATATGGACCAATTCAGTTACCTGAAGAACCTCCTGCTGGAGGAATCACTTCTCAAGAAACTGCATTAGTTAATTCAGGAGGCAAAGAAGTAGTTTCATATGACGCTGAAGTTATGGATGCTTCTGCAAGAATGGAATCTCAAATTAGAACTTTATGTGATACTTTATCTTTTATGAATGATCCAATTTACTCTAGAGAAGATAGAGATTTTAATCCTTCTGATACTGTGGATCTAGGCTCATGGTTCTTTGATGATATTAATGGAACAGGAGGAAGATATTAAATGTTAAAATTTTTAGTAGAACGAGAAGATGATAATATTGAAGTATTACTTCTTCCTCACAAAGATGGATCCGGATATAGTTATATAAATACTACGAAAGGTCATATTTGTCCTTGTAAGTTTAATACAATAGAAGAAGCGTTGGATGATATGAAAAATAATCCAAAGGTAATAAGATATCTACAAATCGAGTAAGGAGGTGTAACAATAAACATGGGTATTTTATACGCAAAATCAGGAAAAATTTATTGCAACGATTATATGGAAATATATATCCCAATGGAATATTTCAACTCAGGAATTGCTGTAAACAGAGGTGCATCTATTGAAGCACTCGGTATTGTTTATACACGAGCGTTTCCTAATGGACAAGAAGGAGAGTTAAAACTCTTCAATGTTCCAGTTATTACAAATTTCATAGTATATGAATCTAAAGTAGAAAATATTAAAGTACACGGAAAGATTATTTCTGTAATGACTTTACAGTACATGAAAGATTCTTATATTATCCACCAAACATTACCTAAAGGAAGAGAAGTAGCAGGTGCATTCCTAGATAGTATGTTATCTGGTAAACTTCCTCGTACTTTAAACTATACAAAGGTGATTGACATTTGGTGGAGAAACTTGGAAATTTCTGGTGTAAGTTATAAAGTTCCATCAAAAATATATGAAATGATCATTGCAAGCATTTATCGTAATCCAAACAATATGAAAGAACGTTATGGGCAATATTATGCTCGACAATCAAAACCTAATGGTTATGATTATCAAACAGGAAATGTAAGATCTGTAGTTAAAGATCTATCAACATTTAGTGGTATGGTCTTTGAAGATATCGGTACTATGATATCAAATGGTATTAACAATTCTGCCGAAAATATTGAAGAACCTGTATCACCATTAGAGAAAATCATTCACTATTGATCATAGAAAATATAGAACCAGATTAATAATGAAGATGTCTCATTAAATTCATCAAAAAATATAGTAAAGGAGTGTACAATTATGGGTGAATCTAGCGTCCAAATTATTCCGTACTATGCACATCCTCATGTGCATACGGTAATTCTTGATGACACTTTTTACGATGAAACTACTGCTCAGCCTAGTGATACTAGCGAACTCCCTTATGCGACAGTCGTAGTTACTGGTGCTGATCAGGGTATTGACAATACTTTCGTTCGTATAAGTGATCTACCAACAAAGAAAGCTTTATTCGGTCAGGGTAACTTCCAGAAATATGGTCAGGCTTCTCTACAGGCTGATCTTTTATTCAACGGAAGTACGAACGTTTGGTTCTGCCGCGTTCTTCCTGATAATGCTACTTATGCAAACATGATTCTTCTTGCGAAATATCGTGAAGGTAATGAATTAGATGATTTAGGTCAGGAAACTGGTCTAAAACGTTTCGAAATCAAATTCGATGTTGCGTATGCTGGCAAACCTCGTTTGACTGAAGGTAGCACTGATGATATGGCAATTCTTGAAGTTGCTAATTCTCTTGCAAGTGAAGTACCTGATGCTCAGACTGGTTATATGACATTACCTCTTGCTTACGTTCGTTCTGTCGGTCGTGGTAAATATGGTAATAAATATGCTATGTGTTTCCGTAGAGACACTGATGCAGAAAAAGAATATGAGATGAAGATGTATAAGTGGTCTTTGATTACTAATACAGCTGGTGTATCTCGTGTATCCAATATCTTCTCTGGTTCTTTATATCAGACAACTCGTTTCAATATGTCTACTTTAATTAGTGACGTATTAGATCAGTTTGCTACTGGTAGCTGTCCTGTATATATTTATCCTTTCGAAGATAATTATCTGAAACTTTATGACTTCTATAAGAAGATTGTAGAATCTAACCAGACTTACTTGGCTCAGAATGCTTCTACTGATGATCAGTTAGCTGATCTTGAAATTGCTATGGCAATTAGTGAAGAAACTTTCGATCCTATGTTTGGTACTGTATTGAATACTCGTTCTAACGAGATTATTCCTTACTACAGAAACTACACAATGAAGAGCACTGGTCCTTATGTTGCTCCTGATATGGAAGTTGCAAATGCATCTATGATGCCTCAGAATCTATCCGATTGGGCTACTGCAACTGTAGGTGCTTCTGTACTTGTACTTGCAGATGAAAACAATGGTGGATATCGTTGGCGTTATACTGTATCTCATATTGATACTGATGCAGGAAACATTACATACGATGAAGGTGTAGAAGCTGCTGCTGATGACGATCAGTACGATGGTATTGATATCACTAATTCTAGAGGTATCATGTTTACTGGCGGTCATGATGGTGATTTCGAAGAGATTACTGTTGATGGAGTAACTCGTGCTCCTACTGCTGCAGAAATGAAACTATTACTCTCTCGTGAATATGTTTCTGCATTCCGTGGATATAAGGATCGTAAGATCTTAAGTCCTGCAAGAGTAAACCTTGATTTCATGTTCGATGCTAACTATAATATGACTTCTGAAGGTGACTTGACACTTGATGATTCTATCCAGAATCTATATAGTAATAGTACTGTCCTGACAGATGCAGATTATCAGCAGTTAGCAATTACTGCAAGTTCTGGTGCCATTGATGTTACTGATATTAACGTTAAACGTGCTATGTACGATCTTAACGAATTCAGAAACCGCAATGGTATGACTATTGCAGAAGACATGGGTGCTGGTTGTTCTTTATATCTTGACTGTGGTAATGTAGGTATTAAGAATGTTAATGCTTCTACTGAGTTGATGGATATCATTGAAATGTTTAGTGAGTTCACTGGACGTGCAACTTCTATCGACTTGGGTTGTTATGATATTTTTGATCCTTATACTGGCAGACGAGTTAAAGTTACAACTTCTTACTTCATTGCTAAAGAATTGATCAATCATATCATCCATGAAGGTTTGAACAAACCTTTCGTATATGGTCTTGCTCAGTTAACTTGCGTTCAGAAGAATAATGCACTTACTGCAGCTAACTCTATGATTCGTGATACCTTCCAACCTGATATTGATCTTATCGACTGGGATGTTAAGGAACTTCTGTTCACAAATCGTTTCAATTACTACTTAACTCGTGAAGAGGGTAGAATTGTTCAGCGTGCTGTTCAGAATACTCGTCAGCTTGATGCTTCTGCATTGCTTGAAGAGAATAACGTTCGTGTTCTTAACAGACTTAAGAAAGGTCTTGAACAGGCTAACCGCAATTATCTGTACAACTGGAATGAACCTGAAGCTCGTAAGGGTTATACTGATGCTCAGATGGCGATTTATCGTCCTTGGATTGGTACAATGGTTCAGGATATCAACATTGAGTTCAAAGCTAATGAGTGGGAGCAGGAACGCATGATTATGCACTGCTACTGTGTAGTTAAATTCCGTGATATTATTAAGAGAATCATTCTTGAAATTAATATCCAGAGACCTGATTATTCTGATGGAGGTGAAAGTTAATGGCTCTTAAAAATGTAATCACCAGTCAGACCGGAGGTCGTCAGTTTGATGCTCCTGACTTCACCAAATACTCTATGTTCGTTGGTGGTACTAATGCAACTCATCATGCATTACGTAACTATTCTCCAATGCTCAATGGTTTCGGTCGATTATTTATGGTACGTCCTCCTTTAGCAATCGCTAAAATGTTTGCTGGTGGAGATGACTTGTATAACACAAACTCTTTGTTCATTCAATTTAAGCACATGCTTGAATATATGAATAGATCTGTTACTGGTTTCCAGGAGAAAACAATTGAAAATGCATCTACACCTATTCAGGGTGGTTTTGCAGGTCGCCAGTTCTTTACTCCTACAGTAACTAAAGAAACAACCAATGAAATTACTATTGGTTTGTATGAAATGGTGGGTGCACCTGTATTCACTGTTATTGATGGTTGGATGAACGCCATCGGTGATGAGAACAGTGGTCTTGCTACTTATGGTGGCTGGATTTCAGGTGGTACTGACGCAGATGGTAAAGAGAAACGTTTGTATGCACGTAATGGTGAAAGTACAGATGGTATTGCATTCAATGAAGCAAATCATACTGCAGAATTCATCTATATCATGCATGATCGTTCCGGTGCTCAAGTTGAACGTGCTGTATTACTTGCAGACTGTTATCCTAAGGGAATTAATCAGGGAGCAATCCTTGATATGGCTCAGGGCGGAACTCATGATAACGTAACTTATGACGTTACTTTCAACTGCGTTGTGTACAGATCTCCTATCATCACAGCAATTGCAAATGACTTGTTAAAACAGTATCGTATTGTATCTAACTCACTGAACTTCAACCCTGAACTTGGTGATGCTGTATATGCAAACGGTAATGCTAACTTGTTTAATAGGTCTCTTGGTGCTGTTCCGGTTGATAGTGCAACTGGTACTAATATCGGTAACGTTCCTGTATTTACTACCACTACTGCACCTGTTACTAAGAACATTGGTCTCAAGAGTATGGTTGATGGCAAACTTGCTGGTCAGCCAGGAAGATCTGCTGGAACTTCTTGGGATGGTTTTGCACAGGAATAATCCCATAACGGTTTACTACCACTTCCTTTCCTTAAATATATACAGATACAATCCAGAGGGAATTCCCTCTGGATTGTATCATTTTTTGTCCAAATAAATATTTATATATTCTGCCCTTAACAATTAAGACAACAATGTTTAATTCACTCACCGTCTTAATTTATTAACACTCAACACAGAAAAGGAGGATATAAAATGGTTAGAGAAAAGTATAACCTCATCCAAGAACTGCAACGAAAAAATGAAGAGCTCAAAGGGAAAAAGAAATTAGCATTAACAGGTCAAGGTGATTTCTATGGAGGTAACAATGTAATGCGTAGTACGATGAACATTAAACATCATACGCAACATCTTACATTAGATAATCCAGAGTTTCCATTCCTGTATGATGGTAAAGAAAATATTACCGGTGAACATTCTTCATTCTATAAAAGAGCAGATAAGGAATATGAAGTATATGCAATCTGTAAGAAATATGAAAACCTTCTAAAAGGTAAATGTAACGTTGCTTTATACTTCTTATATTGCAGGCAGGATGACTCGTATACAGTAGTAGAGAGAAATCAAGTAGAAAATCTTACTGAGAATTTTGGTTTCGATTACAAGAATGATTTTCTTGATGCTGCAGAAGTTGGTGAAATTATTCCTGAAGGTACAATGTTATATTCAACTACATCTTATGATGAATACGGAAATACTTCAATTGGTGTAAATGGTCGAATTCTATATGGTGCACATCCAGCTGTACAGGATGATGCCATTATTCTATCAGAATCTTTTGCAAAAAGAATGGTAGCAAATAATGTAACATCAAAGACCATACCTATTAGTGAAAATACTATTCTTCTGAATCTCTATGGTAAAGAAGGAGAATATCAAGGTCTTCCGAATATAGGTGATATTATCAGTGATGGTATTTTAGCAGCTACTCGTCAGATTAAAGAAAGTAGAATGTTTTCTGACATGAGAGATATTTCTTTACATCATATCAATCAATCAGATGCTAAATATTACTGTCCTAAAGATTCTGAAATTATCGATATCAATGTATACTGCAATAATCCTAATATCAAAACCAATAAGGTTACAAAACAACTTATTCAGTATTACAATGATGCAAGATGGTTCTACACTGATGTGTATAAAGTATGTAAGAAAATTCTGAAAAGCGGTTCCAAAAATATCGACAAGGAAATCAATAGATGGAAACGTAAAGCTATGAACTATTTGGATACAGATGCTCAATGGGCTTTCAATGATTCTGTATTTTCAAATATTATGGTAGAGATTCTGATTAGAAGTAAAGAAACCGTCAAAGTCGGCCGCAAAATAGTCGGTAAAATGCATGCCGACGTAAAATCGTGCTAATTGCGGGAAACTCCTGTTAAGTTCTAACTACTAACCATAGATAGTGATATACTATGGGGCAATGGGTAATTCCAAAGGTATAGTAAAAATGTTAGAAATAGGGACAACCGACGCAGCGAAGTATCCTAAACAGGATATGAGTTCAACGATCATCCCTTGGATAATATTAATAAATTAATATTATCAATAGGAGTAGGGCCTAAGCAGGACTGAATAAGGTCTAAGAGGTGGGTGAGAATCCCTTAAATCGAAATGCCGGTCATAGTATAATTACTATGAAAGATATGATCTCGACGATCGAAAGATCCTTCAGTAGTGAAATTCTACTGTCGTTATGTGAAAGCATAAGAAGCATTAAGTTGCTGCATTGATGTTGCGAATCAATGTGTAAGAAACCGAGGCATGGAAACAAGACTGTGACATGTAGTATATGGCCAGATGAAGAAATGCCATATTTAACTACAGAAATGACAACTGATCAATATGGTGTAAAACATGCTAAAGGAGTACGAGAACGAGTAGATTTAATAACTAATCCATTGGCTATTATCAATCGTACTATTCCAATGGTTATGTATGAAGGATCAGTTACATTTATTCTAGATCGTGCTAGAAAACATGCAGCAACTTTAGATACTATAGAAGAACAAAAAGAATTTATGTTCGATATATTACGAATCTTAAATCCTAAACAGACTAAAGATTTAGAAGATATTTATGATGGTTTATCAGATTATCAAAAGAAACATTTCATTCAAGACTGTATCTCTGTAGATAGAAATGGATTACTTATCACCAATAATGGATTATATTCAAGATGGGAACCTTTCAATGAAGAATGGTCATTACGAGATTCTATCTTAGAGATATATGAAAAGTATGGTGATATTATTAAACCTTATCATATCTTTGCTCCTAAACCAAAGTGGGGAAGGGATATTTGGATTGGTGACGATTATGTTGGATATCAATATATCATGATGCTTAAACAGTCCGGTGAGAAAGGTTTCTCTGTTAGATCTTCTGGAGCCATTGGTGATGAATCTCTACCTGAGAAGAGTAACTCGAATAAAACTGGTAGAGATTGGAAATCAACAAAGCCGATTAACTACAAATCTAGTTGGCTTTAAACCCTTTTAATTGCGGGAAGTTCCTTAGAGCTTATAACTACCACAGCTGCCAGTAATGGACAGTGTTAGTACTAACTGTAATGGGTTAGGGATGGTAAAAACGTTATAAGATTGGATAATCCGCAGCTAAAATACTGTGTATATTATTGACTAAAATCAAATCATATATTCTATATAGAAAGGAGGTAATCAATATGAAACTATCTAAATTAGATAAATTATTACAAGAAGAAAGAAATAAACATTCTCAATATCTATTTAACAAGAATGATTATGAATTACAAATTGCAGAAATACAATTGTTAAATCAATACATTCATGATCTGAATAATCCTGTATGGAAACCAGTGATTATTGATGGTAAAGATTCAGGATATAAGATTAGTAATACAGGCGTTGTGATAAATGTTAAAAATCAAACTATTCAAGGTGCTGTTACAAATGCTGGATATCTGATGATAAATATTTATGGTCTAAAAGAAAAACCATATAAACGTTCCATACATAGGTTAGTAGCTGAAGCATTTATTCCAAATCCAGAGAATAAACCATTTGTAAATCACAAGAATGGTATTAAAACATGTAATTGGGTTGGGAACTTAGAATGGGTCACAATTCAAGAAAATATGCAACATGCAGTAGATACTGGTCTTTTAGACATTAAAGGTATTAAACATCCAGAAAATGTGTATACTGAAGAACAAATTAGATTAGTATGTGAAATGTTAGAAAATACTAATAGTAATCCAGCTTTAATATCAGAATTAACAGGTGTTTCATCTATAATTATTTATCATATTAGAAAAGGTGAAACATGGACACATATTTCTTCTGAATATAATATTCCTTCGATAAATTTTAGAAATGAATATTCAGAAGATAAAATTCATAATATTTGTAAAATGTTAGAAAATCCAAATGTGAAAATAATGGAAATATCTGAGATTATGAATGTTCCTAAAACGTTAATTTATGATATTAATACTAAAAGATCATGGAAACATATTAGTTGTTTATATAGTATACCAGTTAAACGTCAATAAACACAGTATAAAGTTCAACGACTATCGACCAACTGTAGTATTCGAGAAATACGATACTAATACAGTCAGTAGAGTACAGCTAATGAATTCATTAGTCTATTTATAGTGGAATGATAAATAGTGCAATATGGAAATGGAGGGCAAATAATATTGGTAATAGATATTATTTGAAGATATAGTCTAATCTATTCACGAAATTGAAAGTTAAGAAAATCCCTTGTAGATTTGGGGAGTACGAAACGCCTAATTTCCTTGTAATTACAGATCCTCAAGACTTCGCATTAGTTAGTGCACTATACAGATCTTCAATTGATGGAAGACGTTATATGTATGAAGCTATATTATCAGAAGATGGTCATTATAATATTCCGGATAATTTTACTCAACGATCTGTAGAAGTTCTTCAGGTATATCTGAAATCATTAGGAGTACGTATGGAAACAATCATCGATGAAGATGAATATATCGGTGAGGCAGAACACGATGAAGATAGTGTAGGATTTGTAGTAGGTAATAGTACAATCTTCTGCACATCTAATGAAATGTATCATCTCAAGAAACTTGGTAAAATATACAGAAGATATCTTAAAGAGAATCCTGGAGATATTGATGATGTTGACGAAGTTTGGGACTATGTAGTAGAAAATCTTCCATTCAAGAAGAAATATCTCACTGATAATATAATCAACTTGTTTAAGACTCATTTGGAAGATTTCGCTATCAGCAAATAAAAAGAGAGGTAAATGATATGGAAGAAATTTATAAAATCATTATTCCTATTCTCTCTGTATCAATGTTGATTAGTTTCGGAGCATTTTTATGTGTGCTCCGAAACTATCTCATATTAAAAAAGAGAGAAGAAGAATTACAAGAACTAAATGCAAAATTAAAGAAAGATAGTGAACGAAAGAACACTCAATATTCTGAAGATATATTGAAATATGTTCGTATGTTTACAACCCAAGTAACTTTCTTGCATTTCAGAGATTTCATTGACAATCATAAAGTTGAAATGACAACGAAAGAAAATATCAGAACTTTAGTGGCAGATATCAGTAATGAAGTACATGACAGTATTAATGCTGATAGAATCATATTTGATGACACACTATTCACTAAAGAGTTTTACGAATCATATATTATTCGTATAACAATGGATACCATTAAAGATCTACTATCAAAAACAGTAGATGAAATTTAACATGTTTAAGGAGGATATTTAACATGAGTGACGAAAGTAAAGTAATTGCATTTCCTGGTAGTGAAACTGCACAAGAAGAAATTAAAGAAAACGAAACTGTAGAAGCAGTTCAGGAAGAGATTGCGGAAAGTGGTCCTATTGAATTGGATCCTGAAAACCCAATTAATGAAATGAGTATGAAACAGATTGAAGAACTTATGAAGCAGGCTGAAATGATGGTTCAGATTATGCAGAATCAGTGGAGTGCTTCTGCTCGTGAGTTACATATTAATGATACTCATATGAAAGAACTTGGTAAATGGAACGATGATCATCGTACTCCTATGCCTGAAGATATCAGTGAAGAAGAAAGAAATAACTGGGATCATTTAAATGGTATTGACTGTATTACTGAAGAAGAAGTAAATAGAATCTTTGGTGAGGAGCATCCTATTCATGGTGTTATGTTCTCTCAGACAGTTGATCGAATTAAGGCTGCTTGTAATGACTTCTTTGGTTGGTTAACAACTATGCGTGAATATCGTCAGATTCATGATGCTTATCTTGAACTACTTGAAGTAGAAGAAGAAAAGAATATTGAAGTTCTCAAAGCAAAGGCTGAAGAGGAAGAAGATCCTGAAAAGAAAGCTAAGATGCAGGAAAGTATCGATCTTTATTATGATCGAAAATTCCTTGGATGGTTAGCTAAACCTTTTGCAGAAGATGAAAGAGATCGTATTCTCAAAGCACTTGGAGATCCAAAGAAGATTGAATATTGGCTTGAAAGATGTAGAACAAAACTTTCCCAGTTAAAGATTTCTCAGAAGTTCATTTTGGAAATTGCACAGTTTGAACAGAGATTCCTTCCTGAGAAATATCATAAAGCTAACAATGTTCTTCTATTATATTTCATGGCAACATGTGGATATTGTAAAGCAAGTGATCCTGAAGATGATGGTCGTGTGAAGACTGTTTGTATGGTTATTGCTTTAGATGCATTTATCCGCAATACTTGGAGAGAGGAAAGAAAGCAGAATCTGCTTAATAATATCATTGCTTTTGAAGATCAGTTTATTGATTTCATTAAGGAACCTGAAACTGAACACGAAGTAACACCTCCAATCACAGAAGAATCTGAATCCGTTAGCGAATAATACAAATAATATGGAGAGAGGATTTAATCCTCTCTCCATATTATTTTAAACGCATCATTTCTTTTTATGTAAATATATTATTAATGTATAATAAAGAAAAGGAAGGTGCTTAAAATGAAATTTATTTTCAAAGAATGGTTACAAGATAAGAAAGCTTGCATGATGTTGTTATGTTGGTTTATCTGTAATCTTGTAACAGTGGTAATCAGTAACTATTTAGTGATAATGATATCCAATATTTTCGGTGATATTGAAAATTGGATTAATCATTTGATCACACTCGTATTCGTACTAATCACGAATATAATTGCAAGTTCTCTTGTTGGTTATTTACGAACAGCTAGTATCAAACAAGTGTATACTACATTGATCAATAGATATGTAGATAAAATTCTAGGTGCTGAATACAAAATGTTTACTAAATATTCGGTTGCTCGAATTAATACTGCTCAAGAATTTCTCAGTAAGATTTCTAGTATCGGTATGAATACCGGAGCTTTCATCATTCGTTGCTGTGCGATAATCATAACATTGTTTACAATGTATCAAATTGGTGGAGATATGATAATTCCAATAATCATCATTTATTTCATAGGAATGATAATTTTCAGTAAAGTTTATAAAGAGTATATGAAAATTGATGAAGCGTTTACAGTTGTCAAAAGAAAAAGGAATCAGGAAGTAGAAAACATCATTAATGGATTTGCCGAGGTTAGATCATTTAATACAGTTGAAGAACATCGAATTTCTATAAGAAATAAAAATCAAGAAATATGCGGAAACCAAATAAAGAAAGCAAAAATTAATTCAATATTATATGGATCAATAGATGGTGTTGAAGCAGTTGGATTAATTATTGTAATTGGATATACAATTTATCAGCTTTCTCTTGAAGCTCTTAATCAAGCTCAAGCAATGAGTTTAATAATGCTAGTATTTAAACTCATGGATCCAATGTTAGCAATACTTGATTTTATATCTGATATTTCTGATAACATGTCATTGAAAGATGAATATAAAAATATTATTGAATATCCTGGTTTGATGAGAGATGGGTCTGTAGAGTTGTTAGAATTTAAGGATGAAATTAATCTCAAAAATGTAACATTTTCATATGATAATTCTAACAATACATTAGCTGGCGTTAATATGAAAATTAAGAAAGGGCAGAAAATAGGAATTTGTGGAACTAGTGGTGGTGGAAAATCAACTTTATTTAAACTTCTGAATCGTTTCTATGATCATAAGGGTGGAGAAATAACAATTGATGGAGTTCCGTTAAACGAGATAACACTTGATAGTTATAGAAAACACGTTGGATCTGTACATCAGGAAAACATAATCTTTCCTGGAACTATTAAAGAAAATATCATGTATGGTTCATCTCATGCTACTGAAAATGAATTATTAGATGCCTGCAACAAAGCTCATATTCTAGAATTCATATTGTCATTGGACAAGAAGTTTGACACAGAAGTTGGGCCAAGAGGTTTAAAACTATCAGGTGGACAGAAACAGAGAATATCTTTAGCAAGATTATTTCTTAAGAACCCGGAAATTATACTACTAGACGAAGCCACAAGTGCTCTCGATAATGAATCTGAAACTATCATTCAAGATGCAGTAGATGCCTTGGAAGGAAAGACTATAATAACAATCGCTCATAGATTATCAACTATACAAAATTGTGATATAATTTATGTGATCCAAAACGGTACAGTGGTAGAATCAGGAAGTCATCAAGAACTAGTAGAAAAGCATGGAGTATATTATAACATGCTAAAATAATAACTATATACAGAAGAGGACTATTAGTCCTCTTCTGTATATTTAAAGTTTAAAAAGGAGGATTTTATAATAATGAATCTATTTAAAAAGAAAACAGAAAATAATTCACCAATGTCAGTAAAACAAGAAACTGGAAAATCTTTATATCAGCCATGTTATAAATGTCCACTTTGCGGACGTATGCTTGTTGTAGGTAATCCTCGAGAAATTCCATATGACAAGTTACCAGAATTATTAGGAATGGTAATCCAGAATCAAATGTTTCAAGGAAATCCATATTTGTATCAAGTACCGTTACATGTTCCTTGTAAATGTAACGATGGATCTGCAGGTTTAGCAATGTTTGCTGGTTTTAGAAAGATTAATTAACATAGGAGGTTTATTATGAGAACATTTAACGAAATTCATGAAAACGTATTAAAAGGAATCGAAGAGCTAAAATCACTGAGTTCTGGAAATGTTGAAAGTAGAGTTTATTATATCAAGAGAAAATCAATTCTAGAAGAAATTATTGGAAATATTGATGAAGGTATGAGGTTATATCCTACAAGTATTCCAATGTATTCAATGCTGAAATCTAGAGTTCAATCCTCTATTAATATCATGAACCTTGCTGATCAAGTTGGTGTAGTTAATCGATAATTAATAAAGGATGGGAGATATATCTCCCATCCTTTATTTTTTATTTTCGGACCTCCTTATAACAACTTTATTGAAATATTAAGAAAGGAAGTGTGATTATGAGTCAATTAATTTTTGATGAAAGTACTCTCATTAATGGGAATATATTTAAATTTGAAGAACGTTTAAATTCTCAAATGAATAAATATCACGGTAGTGGTGCTATTCTTACTACATATTTTTCACAAGATGAAAACTCTTCAACTGTTGATCGTGGTACAAAAGATATAGATGAGTTATTTGGTAAACATGCCCCTATCAGATATAATGAAATTGATAATTTTCCATTATATGATTTTGGACAAGCAAATCCAGAGAATACTGATGAACAACAAATTGAAGATATCAATGTTGATGGTGAATGTACTATATTGCCATCTACTATAGTTCCTAAACCAATGGACCTTTTCATCGTAAAACATTTGAAAATGATTCATCTATTTCAGGTAACCAATGTATCTTATGATAGTATGAAACCTGATGGATTTTATAAGATTAGATATCATTTACAAACCACATCTCATGAATCAATTCAGAAATTAAGAACATATCAAGTCATTGATAAATATCATACTGAATTAAATGCCATTGGTACAAATTTAAATCCAATTATTAGAGAAGATGATTTCGTGACTAAAGGTCAGATTCTTCAAATGATTAACCAGATGATTGTATCATATAGAGCATTGTTCTATGATGAAAAACATAATTGTTTTTTATACAAAGATGAAAATGGTGATCGATGGTTTGATATGTGTGCCAATGAGTTTATCGGCAAATATAGTTTAATGAACTTCTCAAATTCAGGTAAAGTAATAGTATTACAAGATAAGCTAAGAGATTCAATGTTACCAATTAAATATAATAATTCTATTTTCAGTTGGCTGGAATTAGGTGCACCTGCAAGATTACTTCAGAAATTTAATTTCAATTTACGATATGCATCTGAATATAGATATTCTTCTTTTGTAGAATGGGGAGAAGATGATGTTCAAGTAATACATCCTCTCAATACCAATGATAGACATCTTCAATATTCATATTTCGATGATGTCCAATTTAATGCTTTCATGAATACAAGTGAAGAACCTATTAACGAATATGAAAAATTGATTTGGAAGTATATTAATAAATCAGATATTTCAATGACTGATATTTCATTATATACAGCAGATGCATTAATATCTTCCGTATATCATAAAGATATTTATCTTTATACACCAATTATCATATTTATTATGCGTAAAATCCTCGGACTTAACTGAAAACAGATCAGTAATGGATAACATTGAATTCCAATTTATTTTAAGAAAGGAGATATAGATATGAACAACTGTACGTGTTGTGATCAGAATTCTGTACATACAAATGCATATCTCAATTTAAATGGGATTCCTTATCTTGTAGCAGAGTACCTAGATCAAAGATCTTTTCAACAAATAGATAGTTCCATCATTAAGAGTGAAATCTTTATTGATCAATCTGAATGTATGAGAACTATTGTTGATATTAGTATTGACGATATTGGAAAACGTGCTTCTGATGGTGGTCTCAATATCATTGGTAATATGACAAAACAGAATGATTTGATTACTCTTATTAAAAATAATTATGATATGCTTGAACATCAGTTACCTGTGTTTCGTAAAGGTATAATGTTGAGAGTAAATTATCAGTTAGAAAATAAGAGAACTGGTCAAGTTCTTCGTTCTGCAATTGAAACAATCAGGATTCCTGAACGCAATTATTTCATGGCTATTAACCAGAGTGATATTAATGACAATGCTATTGTTGTAAACTTCTGTAATTCAATGGTTTCAACTATTGATCAATTTACTCATGGTACTGAACCGATGATGCTTCGTATTACATCAATTCAGATGTTCTATGAATGTGTTAAAAATGATCCAAAAACTCCTAGAGTTAAACAGAGTATGATCTACGATCCTAAAATGGTTGAATATTTTTATGGTTGTGAATCTGATATTTACAATTATCACCAACAGGTTCAAACAAGACATTCGTTTGATGAATCTTTCCAAAGAAGTTTTTGTCCTCCTACATGGACTTTCTTTAATAGATTCTACCATTATGACGAAGAAAATAAAGATATGATTCTTCATTTAGAAGAAATCAATCATAAGGGAACTAAAACACTTGCAATGGCATGTGGAACTATTCATGTGAACAGAACATTTTTAATCAATCCTGGTCATAGAATTATTTTCAAATTCTCTATATGGAAGAATGACATTATTGTAGTAAATGATTCCTCTTATATAGCAGAAGCTTTGAAATCTCCATATTATCAAACTCAAGGAAATACTTCTTGTAATTGTAATCCTCAGAACAATCAATCTGGAATTAACAAAATGGATTATGAACAGAATACAGTCATCAATCAGTTGAATGAAAGTATTCAGACACTTGTCTCTGTGATTAAAGATTTACATCCTGAAAGCGGAGAGACAGTAAATCCTGAGATTCCAGAACTTCCTGAGAAGCCTACAAAACCTCCAATCAAACCAAATATTCCTCCTAGTAAAGCTAAGTTTATTAAAGCTTTATTAAAGAAAATTGATGAATTGCAAAAAGAAGTTGAAGAATTAAAGAAATTCGATGATTCTATTGATGAAGAGATTTCTGATTCAGTCACAGAAACATTAGAAGAAGTAATTGCTCCGATTTCTCATGATTGGATAAGTGAAATGCTTGAAAGCCTGGATGAAGATACGGGAGATTCATTTGAAGAGTAAGCTTTTATTTAGGGAGGGATAATATTCATATGGATGATATTATGAAACTCATGACTGTGGAAGAAATCCAAAAATTTGCTGAAGAGATGTTTAAAGCAATAAATACAAGAATTGATGAACGATTCATAAAATCTGAAAATATTGAAGAAGATACCTCCTTATTAGAAGAATAAATGTAGACGAAACAAGTCTATAAATCTGAAAGAAGGAGGGTAAAAAGTATGGATATCAATGAAATTATGAAATATGAATTTCTAGATCGTGCAGGTGTGAAAGAACTTACTAAAGGCATCTTACAGAGTGTCAATACTAAGATTGCAGAACGTATTGTTACTGAAGTAAATGCTTCTAGTGATGATAATCATACTCCTAGTGCATTAGCTGTGTATAAAGCTATTCAGAATAGCAAACATACTAGCTTTAAAACTGTCACTGGAGATATTGATGTTCAGGTTCCTGAAGCTGAAAGATCTAGTAATTTCATATATCTACAGCGTGACTCTGAAGAAGATACAACTTGGATGATGTACGTTTGGATCACAGATACTACTGAAGAAGAAACTACTGGTAGTTGGTTCTGCCTTGGTAATACTGATATTGATCTAAGTGGTTACTGGTCCAAATCAGAAGGAGACATCGCTGAGCTCCGTGTTGCACTTGGAATTGATACAATTACTAGTGACATCGAAGCTTTGGCTGAAGTTGTAGGTGGTAAAGTAAGTTCTGAAGATCTCAATGGTATTGAAGCTGATGAACTTACTGCAATTCTTGATGAAGCTATGCTTAAAACAGATGCATTCCCATCTCAGTTCACTTTAACTATTAACTATGTTGATACTGAAGGAAATTCTGTTGCTGAAGCATATTCAGCTAAGGTAACTTCTGGTGAAGACTATGAAGTTGAATCCCCAGTAGTTGATGGTTACACAACTACTCAAACTGTAATTAGTGGTGTAATGCCTAAGGAAGATGCTACTATTAACGTAGAGTATACTTCTACGGTTACTACAGAATAATTACAGAATAACAAATAATGTAATAGTGGAATATCCATTATAACAAATCTCAAAACTATAAAAAGAATAGAAAGGATGACTCAATTATGGCAGTTGAAAAATTCAATTTCCTCGATGAATCTGGTGTGCAGGCACTAGCGACTTATATCCTGCGTGGAGCTAACTCTCGTATCAAGGAACGTATCATTGATTCTACTGTAGGCATCACTGCTGATGCATACAATGATGACAATCACGTTCTTGCTGCAAAGGTATTGCTTGGCTTGATTGGTAATATCGATAACTTCGATACTACTATTGACGGTACTGGTAATACTGTACTTGACAAGGTTAAGGCTCTTAAGAATGCAATTGGTACTGCAGCTGACGGTGCTACTACTGCTACTGTATATGGTGAAATTGCAAAGGTTCGTACTGAAATCTCTGCTCTTACTCACTTGACTTATCAGGTAGTAACTGGTGACATCGAAACTCAGGTACCTGCTGGTGAAGCTAAGACTGACGTGATCTATCTTCAGCATGATGAACCTAGCTACTCTGTAGGTAACGATGGTTTCCTGTTGGCTGCAGATGGTTCTCATGCTGCTAGTGATGGATACGAAGCTTACGTAGATCCTGATACTGGTGTTGTATACAAGGTTGTAGACGGTACTGTAACTACTGATGTTGTAGCTGATGACGATGCAATCTATGCAAACGTTGCTCAGGTTGAAGACACTACTTACAACCTTTACATCTACAACAAGACTGGTGAAGATACTTACGAATGGCTTTGTGTTGGTGACACTTCCATCTCCTTGTCCAATTACTGGGATAAGAGCGATGCAAGCGTTAACGAGTTGAAGAACTTGATCATGGAAGCTATTGCAGAAGATACCATCAGCTCTGCTGTTGCTACTGCATTTGCTAACACTGATCCTTACACTGGCGACAACGCTTATCTTGACTAATATATCCTCCGATATATAATAAAGATATAGAGGTAGTAGGACGAGGCAATTGCCTCGTCCTACTATTTCACCTTTGTTATTTAACGATCTTAGTATATGCTGAAGTTGCTTTTGTTTTTATATTATTCGATGCAATAGATCCAATTACACGATTATATACTTCCTGTAGTATTTCATCATTATCTTTACTCCAGTAATTCAGAAGATCATATTTAGTTTCTCCTACAGCTAACCATTTATCTTTGTAAATATACATTGTCCATGTATTATCATCTTCTGAATCATGTTGGAAATATAATATTGAACTATCCGGATTAGTCACTAATGTATTGATATCACCAGTAATAAAACTGAACTTAAGATGTTCCATAATACTAGAAGCACCAATACCAGCAACTGTTATACCACAGTATCCACATGCATCTTGTAAAGATTTTTTGACATCTGAAATTTCTCCAGTCGTATTATTAATGACATTAATAACCTGATCTATCAATGATAATACACTTTTAGCACTAGGCATTTCATTATCCGTACTTTCAGAATCTATATCTGTACATATGGATTTTTCCAAATTTTCTTCAGCGATTTCTTTTACAACATCGATGAATTCTTGTGTTCCAAGATCATCAAGAAATTGATATACATTATTGCTCATTTCTGCCATCCTCCTTTATTTAGTTTACTTGTATACTCCAAGCATATCTTTAAAGAATGGTCTTGGTTCAGTATTCGTGAGCAACCCTTCTTTAAAGATATCACAGTTTATAAAGAAGGAGTGATTACAAAATGGGACTAATAGGACATGAAATTATTCAATCACGTGTGTGGATAGATCCCAACGCCACTCCTCCACCTAATCTAAATTATAAGAACACATTTCCTATTACTGTATTTAAAGCTGTACGACAGGATATGTACGATGAGGATAGTCCTACATTAGCAGAAGTATTAGAACAAATTAATTCTGATTTGAATGGACGTCAACCTCTTATCCCTGCTAAATCAGCTGATAATTTAGTAACTTATGGTGGAGCAGCTGGTGCTATTGGATCTATTCAAATTAGTACTAAAATTCCATACGATGAAGCTTCTCAACGAAGTGATAGAATTCCAACAGAAAAAGCTGTAGGTGAATTACTTCGTAAATATGGCTTTGTAGATAATAATGGAAATGCTACTGGTGATGACACGACCAAATTACTATGGACTGCAATTGTTGGTAGGCCAGAAATATATAATGAATTAGGCGATGATGAAACAGGTATTGTTTCTCAAGCTGCGATAACAAAATTAATTTCTGATATTAGAAAAGAAATGTCTAATATAATAACAGAAATTGATTCTACTCAATTCGGAGTTAATATTACTAAACATATATCTGATTATGAAAATCCTCATCATGTAACAGCTAAACAGATTGGTGCAGTAGATTTAGTTACTTTTGAAAATCATACTCTTGATAAAAATAATCCACATGAAGTAACTAAAGATCAGATTGGGTTAAGTAATGTAGATAATACTTCCGATATTGATAAACCTATTTCTAGAGCAACTAAGAATGCATTAGATAATTTAAATGCATTAATTTCTGGAATTAGTGGTTTATATGGTGACTTGAAATATGTAATTGATATCAATTATGATCAAACAAAAGGTAGATTATTGATATCTTTTAATGATACTTCAGTCGTATCTATTCCAATTGTTACTGATGGTTTAGTTGATGAAATTACTGTAGATCAGGAAACTAATGAATTGGTTATTACTGAATTAAATGGATCTTCTAAGCGTATCAGTATTCAGAATCTAGTTCAGAAATATATAGGTACAATTGGAACCCATATCAAAATTGAAGTAAATAAAGATGCAAATCTTATAAGTGCTTCAATTATTCCAAAGAGCATTACTTCTAATGAGATATTAGATAATTCTTTAGGTAATTCTGTGTATGCCGATAAATCTATTACTGGTAATAAGATAGCTGATTTAACAATTACTACCATCAACTATGCTGATGGATCTATTACAACAGAAAAGATTGCAGATGGAACTATTAAAGATTCTAATATTGAAACTCATACACTTACAGGTAGAGTATTATTTACATCTGAAATATCTAATAGGATTTTAGCTGTAAAAGAAGCTGGATCAGATGCAGAGTGGATGCAAGTAATTAATGAGATGATTGCTGATAATGCTATATCTACATCCAAATTATCAGATAAATCAGTAACTCATGAAAAAATTGCAGATACTGCAGTTGATACAAATAACATCAGAGAAAATGCAGTTACTGGAGATAAGATTGCTCAATATGCAGTATTGCGTAATGTTAAATTAAATGAATCTCCTGTATTAGAATCTGATGATAACAGTATTCCTGATACATCATGGGTTCGTAAGTTATTCAGCAATATTACTATTACTGGAAAAAATATTGCTCCGCATTCAGTAAGCGGAGAACATCTTTTTTCTTCTCCATTGAAAAATAGAGCTTTAATAGTTACTGAAGTTAATGGAGATGCTTACTGGGGCAGAATTAATTCAGATATGTTGGATGATGAATCTGTAGATTCCCACAATATTAAATCTAATGCAGTTACTGAAGAAAAATTAGCGAATAGATCAGTATCTAAAAGAGTTCTCGATAAAGATTCTGTTTCTACATTAGCTCTTGAAGAATCTTCTGTAACTAGTGAAAAGATTTTTAAATCTGAAATCCCTAATAGAGTACTAGCTGTTGGTCCAGATGGTGGACACCCTCAATATTCTCAGATCACAAGAGAAATGATGGCTACAGCTTCTGTTGGAACTGATGCTATTATTGATGAATCCATAACTGAAGAAAAACTAGCAATTCCTGATATCAATAAATCTATTTTGGGTTTTGATTTAATTAATAGAACTCCAAAATGGATGAAACTTACTACAGATTTCATCGAGGATTATTCCGTTACTGGTGAGAAGATATTTAGTAGTAGTATCTCTGATATGGTACTTGCTGTTGAAGATGCTAATACACCTGCTAAATATATGAAGATTACTTCTAAAATGTTAGGAGAAGATGTTAAGTTTGACATTTCTAACATTAAAGATGAATCTATCACCTCTAAATATTTAGCAAAGCAGATAATTGATTCTACGCATATTCTACCAGAGGTTATTATTAATGAACATATTGCCGATCATTCAATAGAAATAAGCAAATTAGCAATTCCTGATATAAAGAGTAGAATTATTGGTATCGGAAAAGATAGTGATCAAATAAAATGGATGCAAATTCAAACAGATATGATCGAAGATATGTCTGTTACTGGTGAAAAAATATTCAGAAGTGAAAGACCTTTCAGAGTATTAGGTTCTGTTAATATTGGAGATGTACCTGATTTTATTCAGATCACGGAAGAGTTTATTGAAGATGGATCTATTGGTCATTCTAAATTAAAACACGATTTACTATTTTATGGTAATACACGAATTGCCGATAGACCAGCCGAATATTCAAATGATAATTCTATTCCTGATACTGCTTGGGTGCGAAAAACTATTAAATCTATGATGGGTAATTATTCTCATGAAGGAGAAGTAATTTTACCAGATGGATTAATAGATATATCTAAACTTAAATCTTCGGAAGTATCTAATGTAATTCTTGGAGTAAGTGAAGCCGGTTCAGCTCCTCAATATATGAAAGTAGTCGAGGACATGATTGAAAATGCTTCTATTACCAGAGATAAGCTGGTAAGAAGTATTGAATTACTTGGTTCACCGAAAGTAGAAGTTCGTCCAGCACCACAAGCAAGTGATGATAATGGTGATGGTGAATTAATACCGGACTGTCAGTGGGTTATTGATAGAATTATCGAGCATTTGGCAAAATTCAATTCTAATCTACAATCAAGAATTCCTTGTTATGGTGGATTGAATAGCGGTGGTTCACCAGGTACTGGAGATTCTGGTAATGATTCAAGTTCTAGTGTTACTAGAAATATCACCATAGATGACATCAGTGATGAAACCATTCTAAGTATACTTGCAGGTGAAACTGAAGCAAGTTCAAATGAATCATTTACGTATAATGACGTTGAATTTGATCGTATTGATGAATCTATTCTCGAAGCTATCGTTGATGAGGAATTAATTGTTGAGGAATCTTCTGAAAGTACACAAATTGGTGATATTGTTATAGAACCAATTTCTGCAGAAAGAATTCGTGCTATTATCGATGGTGAAGTTTCTGTTGAAGATACTGAAGATGGTAGTATTAATCTTACTCTTGAAGGAAATTCTGGTTCGTCTTGTAATTGTGGATGTGGAAATGGTTCTGGAGTTGATTACTCTTATATTATTCCTATTTCACAAGATACAATGTATGCTATACTTAATAATGATCAAGTAGTTACAAATAATCCATCTATGTACACTGACTATGGTGATGAAGTACTAAGTATTTCTAATAAAGATATCAGTGACATGGTTGACGGAACATTAGAAGTTACATATGCTTCTAGTTCCTTTGAAGTAAAAGAAAACGAGATTGCTCCTATTGATGTATCTAGAATTCGTGGTATCATTACTGGAGAAATTGAACCTGAATCAGAACCAATGATTGACATCACTGGATATGGATATAATGAACAAAAGGGTGCAATACTAAAAGAAGATTCTGTAATTACAGATTATATCAACGATCGTGCAGTTACAGGTAAGAAATTATTCACTAGTGAGCAACCTAATAAAGTACTTGCAGTTACTGATGCGAATACTGACCCAGTATGGACAAATATAACTGGAGAAATGGTTGAAAAAGAAACTTTAACCCCTGATTTATTCAAGGATTCTGAAGATCCAAATACAGTTATTTCTATGAATAAAGAAACTGGTAAAGTTGATTGGGTTAAAGTTAATTCTGAAATGATTGAAAATGAAAGTATTAATGATGATAAGATTCAAATGAATTCTATCAAAGGTAATAAGATTCAAGATTTTTCAATCGGTGCTCAGAAACTTGCTAATGAAGAAATGATCAATACAGTTCATATTCTAGATAATGCTATCGATAATAGTAAAATTAGAAATGAATCTGTAACAGAAGAAAAGATTGCAGATAAATCTATTTCTATGAGTAAAATGCAAGATGAATCCATCAATGGAGATAAACTTGTTCAAGAAATTGAATTACCTGCATATACAACAGTTAAAAAGCATTCTGATCTTGAAAGAAGAGCTATTAGAAATACTATTATTTCTTATAGAAGACCTACCGATGGACAGAATGGTGATATCTGGTTCCGTTATTCATAAAGGAAGGAGGGGTTTAAAATGATTTTAGAATTAAATGATTCAACTCAACTTGAAGTAATTCGCATTCTTGGAGGTCCTCGAATAATCAATGGAATTACAAGAGACACATTATCCATTGAAATAGATCCTTCCTATATGGATCTCAAAGAACTTACATCTATATTTAATAATCCTGGCAAAACTAATCATCTTTATTCATATATGAATTATGAAAATGAATCCAATGTAAAAACACTAATTGCAGAAGGATATAATATTTTTATATCTAGTAGAACTGAAACTAGAAAAGTTGATAAAATGCCAGGATTTATTTCACAGGATGAGTTTGAAAATATTCATGTGATAAATATTGCTCAATTGACATATGAAGAGTATCAATTATATTTAAATGGTAACTGGATACCTCCTAATATTTCAAATTAAAGGAGGTATCTAAAAATGTCAGTTCCTGTCAATATAAATAACATATGGAGAGAAGTAGATAATCCACAGACATGTATTAATGGTATATGGAGAGATACAGAACAATGGATGAACATAAATGGTATATGGCGAAGAGATACTCCAAAGAAGACTTTTAAAGCTGAAGATATTATGAGTTTTCGTATGGTTTATTTACTGAACAAACAAATTCATCATCCAATGTATCCTGAATTAGAATTTAATGAAGATCTTGAAAATATTTTACAAATTCATTATGATAAAGAAGAAAATCTTAACACAAAAACTTTATTATTTGAATATTCTAAAGATAAATATGAGGTGGAAGGTAATTTTCTTTTCATAGGAAGATTATATGCAATACTTTCGGATGGATCTTCTATTTCTATTTCAGATATTAATGATAATCCAATGAGTTGTGAGTTTGATAATATTGCAATAAATATTTCAGGATATACCGTTTATGAATCATATGGTCCATATGTAACTGGATGGAATAGAATGTTTAAGAAAAATGATAATTTACCTCAATATGAGATAAACAGTGAACGTAATGTATCAAAATTTTCTTCAATGATTTTATTACCATCATATCGTAGAGATTCAGATTTTTATCCAGTAGCTGCAATAGGTATTGCTCGTAATATGTCCGATCCTAATCATAATATGGTAGGTTCATACGGATTATTAGAACACACCATCGAATCAATAACTGTAAATGGAAAGCATCTACCTTTCAAAATAGAAGTTTATAAGTAATTGATTAGGAGGAGTCAATTGACTCCTCCTAATCTTGTTTATATATTATCGCATTAATTATGGACGAAATATAAACTCGTTTCTAAATTACTATTATTTACTTACTTATAGAAAGGATAAAATAATATGGAAGAAAAAAGAAAATTAATACTAGCAATTGACTTTAATAACGTGGCATTTGCTAGTTATTATGGACAACACTTAGTCAACTCTAAGGGTATCAATGTTAATGCAATTAAAGGGTTTTTCTTTAAATTAAAAATGTTAAAAGAAACTTTTGAGCCAGACTTTATTGTATTCGCTAATGATATTAGTAGAAAACGTACATTTAGAAGGAAGATGTATCCAGGATACAAAGCACAACGTAAAAAACATGATCAAGATATTATAGATCAAATGAGATACATATCTCAATTAATTGCTCTATTAGGATTTCAAACTTTGAATAATGAACTTTATGAAGCTGATGATGTATTGGGTATGATTTCACGTTTAGGTGAAGACAATGATATGGATGTTATAATTATTTCTTCAGATAAAGATATGTATCAACTTGTAACAGATCATACTTTTATTCAGTCACCTAGAAATAGTGATTTCGTTGATAAAGATTTTATGAGAGAAAAATATAATCTCACTCCAGAACAATGGATTGAATTAAAGATTTTACAAGGGGATCGTTCTGATAATATTATTGGCATTCATGGAATTGGAGAAAGAACTGCATTAGAATTAATGAATAAATTTGGATCTTTAGAATCTATTTATAGAAGACTTACTGAGATTAAAATGAAAATTCGAGAAAGATTAATAGCCGGAGAAAAAGACATAGAATTTACTAGAAAACTGGTAACCATTGTAACTGACTATAAACTTTTAGATCTTTCTGTCGATATGTTATATCGTACAGAACCATTTCCAGATGAGCTATATGATGTAATACATGAATTAGAATTATACTCATTGATAGATGTAATGCGTTTCTCATTACTTCCACAAAGATTAGATAAAATTGAGGTGAAATAAAAATGTTAAAAGTAAAATTTATACAATGTAAATATGAAGTATTAGAAAGTAGAATTAATGAATTCTTATTAAAAATACAAGAAGATTCTAGATACAATGTAGAAATTGTAGATATAAAATTTAATTCTCTCATTCATCCACAATATAGAGATGATAATAGAGAAGTGCTCATAATTTATAAACTAACAGAAGTAAATGATGAACTACCTGAGATTGTTCAAAAGGTTACAAATGCAATCGTATAAAGTCAAGACAGAAACTTAATTATAGAAAGGAGTGTTTAACTTTATGGCTATTACAGGTTATATGGAATCTTCATTAGTACACTCTGAAGTATTTAATGGAGATGGAAGTGGATCCAGTGGAATAAATCACATGGATAAAAGTAGAACTACATTAGACAAAGCTATTGATCTAATTAAAACTGCTAAACACCTCACAAATGAGGATATTGAAGCAGCATATATTGCTGTCAAGCAGATTAGTGATTCTCTAACAAGAGCTGCAATGAAAGCATTTGATGAAGAAAGAGTAGTTTTAATCTACAATAACGTTCAATCATTATCATTAACACAAGCAATTCCATTCATTACACTTAAAACAAAACGAGGATTTGTAACATACGTGTTTGTTGATAAGTACATTCAGGTTTCCAGAGATGGTGTATTATCAATGCAAGCACCTGTATTGAGAGATCTTTTAACTGGTGCATTGATTGCAAATGGATTAAAGAATAATTATGCTAATCTTGCAAGAAATCAATATCTACAGAAAATTCTGATGGAAATTTACACAAAGTTCTTTACGAGAATTATTAACAGACAATTTTCTGTAGCTGCAGATAAGATCACATTCGATACTATTCAATATTGGATTAATAGATTTTTCTTAGAGAATATCTTTGAATCTAATGATACTGCAGAAAATATTAATACAATTTCAAAAGCTCATATTAAATATCTTGATGAAATGAGAGCTAATGAAATTGTTCATGAATATGATAATGCAAATCCTCACAAGGTCAGTGAATTAATTGATTTACTTAAAACAGCTTCTCCTCGTATGAGATCTGCACACTTAGGAACTTTACTAAATGATTGGATCAATTATTATTATATTCCTTCTACACTTGCAGTTGATAACATTGAATACTTGATTTTCATGTGTATTACTCTTCTAGCTGGTAACAATATTATCAATATTTCTGCTTCAGATGTTGTAAAAGAAACTAAGAATATTAAAAGTTTCAGAGGGGAACTACTGAAGTTAATATGATAATCAGAGGAGGTTATTAACATGATCAATCAAGTATTACGAGGAAATTTTACAATTCCTGATGAACTTGCTAGAGAATTATCTGAATTACTAACAAAGGAAACAATCCGTACGAGAGTATTAACACAGGTAGCAGATGATCCTAATAAATTTGAGAAGCTTGAAGAATCTCTTATTCCGATTACTTCTAAAATTGAAGCTATCAAATACAGAATCACAAATGAGTTTGTTCCTGAACATTTTAGATTTTCTCAATATGTCTGGAATTATGATGGATATGAAGTTTCCGGAAATTCAATTCAAGTATATGAAATGATGTAAAGATGATTAAGAGAGGAGCTATATAGCTCCTCTCTTAAATGTTATGCTTTATCGATTACCAGAATGACTTGATTATTTTTTATCGATATCCCAAATGTAGACGTATTCAATTTTAGACTATCGTCCCTATTATCTCTAGTGATGTTATTACGAATAGAATTTTGTTTTAATTCATATTCTTCATATCCAACATAAAACATTTCATGAATCGGAATTACATTAGAATGAAAATAGTGTTGAGCAGCTTCATGTACATCATAATCAATTGGATCAACTTGTATATATTTTACTTCACTTATTCTTCCCATATTTATTCATCCTTCCTAATAATAAATGATTCACGTTCCTCTTCTCTATTAGAAGGATGAGGACACTTATATCCTTCAGCTGTAGGGTTATTTTCAGGTCCAATGGTAGTATTAGCTTTACTCATTAAGAATGTTATACAAGAACCAGAGCAATCAGATATACAGAAAGTGTCACAATTTGCAAAGCATTGTTGATTACATGAAGAATCACACCACCATCCGCACATTACTGAACAACTGGTACATCCATTTTCACAATGTACACTACAAACTCCAATACACATTCCAACACATGAGAAGCATAATGAAGAACATCCGCCACATTCTTCACTACAAGACTGAACACAATTATTTTCACAAGAATGTTCACACTTCTCACTACACGTGATTTCACAAGCAGCATCACAACCAGAAGAACATACGGAAGAACAATACCCACATCCAAATCCACAGGTATTGACACATGTTGTACATTGATCTGAACATTGATTAGAACACATAGCTGAACAACTAGAACTCATACAATTGATTCTACAATTAGCTTCACAAGCTCCAGCAGCTTCAATACCACAAATTGATCTACATCCTATACCAACACAATTTTTATTACAGCCATGCTGACAAGTAGATGTACAACCGCCTTTTGTGCTACAACCTGTACATCCTATTGAATCGGTTTGTCCTTCACAATAAGATTCACAAGTTCCTGTACATCCTGTACAACCATCTTTACATCCACTAGCACAACCACTTCCACAATTTGTAGAACATTCGAATGTACAATTGTCAGTACATGTTTCTTTACATGCATGCCAACAAGTTGTCACACATTGTCCTTCACATGTCCCAGAACAATTTCCAATACAGTTTAATGTACATCCAGAAGAACATCCTCTGCCTTTACCAGTTTTATATGAAGTACCTTCTTCAGCTGTATTATTAATACAACCACCAGTACAGGCAGTTGAACATGCTGTGTTACAAGAGATAAAACAATTACCCATACATCCAGCATCCCAACAAGTTGTCTTTTTATTAGGATAAAATTGACAACTATATGAACATCCTTGACATGAATATGTTTCTGCTTGGATTTCATTTTTTGCAGGTACACCATTAGTGCCACCAGATGTTGTTATTTTAATAGCTTTTGCTCCAGCAGTTACACAAGCATATCCAGAAATGTTTTCACATTTAGTTTTGCAAGATGTATAACATAAAGTACTACAACCTGTGCAAGCATTACCACATGAAGAAGTACAAGCATTACCACATCGACTCCAACATGTTGAAGAACAAGATTCTGAACATTGATCATCACAAGTAACGCTACATAGACCAGTACAAGCAACCTGACAAGTACTTGGAGATCCTTTAAATACTGGACGAGATTTATATTCTTTACCTTGGACTGGATTTCTAGGATTTGGTCCAAAAGAAGAAGTTGGTATTCCTCCTTCAGTAACATAAACCTTTTCTGTTTTACGTTGATTATTATGTATTTTCCAATCTCGTCTACTTTGTGGAGTATATCCTCTGTTATAAGGATGAAAATCACCATCTCCTGGTTCTGCCCCATAATCATCAAAGAAATTATTAGGACCTAAACCATCATGGGTGTTTAATTCTTCTCCATCATATTCTCCGGATTTCATTACAGCAATTCCATTTTCAATATCGTAATGAACTTCGTGAATATTACTAGGATAATTTCCGTCTAAATGATCGTTAGCTCCATTATTAGGATCATTCTTTGAATATTCACCTACAATATATTCATGTAATTTATCTTTTTCAGCACTTGTTAGTACTTCTTCTATTCCAGATGGATCTCTATAAGCAAGACCTGGGATTTCATCTCTACCATAAAAAAGATTGATATCTTTTATTTTAGATAAACCAACCAAAAAGTTTCTCATTTCATCTGCATCCATTTTAGCTGCAGATGTATTTGGAACTGTTGAAATAAATTCACTATCATCACCTGATGGACTATCTCCATGATTTTGATAATGAATATTTTTAGTCCTTTCAATAGATCCCTCAGAAGGATTATTGATTGTATATGTTTTATCATCAACTGAAACTCGTTGACCGATATCAGGTAATGACATTGGAGATGATTTATCTTCTCCAACAGATGGTGTTGTTAGCGGATCCCACCAAGAAAATGTACTTCTTCTCTGTATTTCCTGATTTAATCGGTGTTTTAATTCAGTGAATTCTTGATTTGAATAAAGATCTTTATTCATATTAACACCTCCACGATAGAAATCAATAATTAAATAGTCGTTTTCATTCATAATTTTCTAATTACAGATAATTAATCCTGGGAAATAAACTGGATAAAACAAAAGTAAATCATGAAAGGAGTCTTTAATATGGCTAAAATTAATGAATGTATTGCTGCTGGTGATACTGCCGGTGCAGCAAATGAATTGTTTAATGCTTTGCATTATCTTTTCAACAGTGTACCTGGAATTCAGATCACTCGTGAGGAATTCAAACAGATTGTTCCTGAGCTTGTAGCTAAAATGGAAGATCCTGAAGCTGAAGCATCTGAAGAAAAAGAAGGTCCTGGTAATGACATCGATGTAGTTGCAGCTCGTGCAGCTCTTAAAGTAACATTCGAAGGTCCTGAAGATCTAACAGTTCCTGATCCTGTAGAAAGAATGTTCAATGTTGGCGGTGAATACACGTATGCACCTCCTAGTTTCGTAGGTTATACTGCTGATCAGACTTTATTGACTGGTGATATGGTAGCTGAAGGCGTTGAAGTTACTGTAACTTATACTAAGGATGCAGAAGATGAAGACGCTGGTACCGATGCAGGTGCAGAAGATTCTAATGAATCTGAAGAACCTGCAGAAGATGGTACAGAAACAACTGAACCTGATACAACTGCTTAATTATCATAAGTTAGTGTATAAACACAGGAGAGGGAAATCCCTCTCCTGTGTATCATTTTATCTTTCCATCTTTATGATCATTGCATATGCTTCAAGTTTTTTCAAATAATCAAGTTCTTCTTCATCTATTACTAAGAGAGCCCATTTATCTGGAACATTATTTTTTCTTACATCGAGATTATATTCTGGATGTTTGATTAATAATGCATTCCAGTAAAATACATTAGCTAACGCCTCAGCAATCATTTGGATACAGATGAAGTTTGTTCTCTTATTAGGAGTACCAAATACTGTATGTCCTAATGCTAAACAAGAAGCACAATCATTTGAAATTGGACATTCATAACAGATGTCATTGTTTTGTGCACGTCGTGTAATTCTATCTAACATTCTAATGATATCAGATCCTTCTTCTCGTCCATGAATACCTGTATCGACAGTTCCAATACAAAGATCTTTTACATTATTACCAACAGAAGATGGCATGTAACGAATACATGGATAAAACTGTCCATTAGGTCTCATAGCAAGCATGGAACCGGCACCTCCACAAAATGATCCATCCTGTTCTTTAGGCATCACGTCTTCTTGACGTTCATTAAATATGGCTATATAAAGATGATCTAAATCATTCTCTAATATATACTCAGCTAATTTCTTTAACTGATAATATTCAATTCGTGCAGTCTCTTGGTTCCAACCCTCTTCGAAAATGCAGTTAATATTAATAACTGTCATTCCGTTGTTAATAAAGTTTACGACTGAATCAAATAGATATGAAATATTAGATGGAGCCAAAGTCATCTTAGAATTTCTCTCTGGTGTAAAATGTTTATTATAATGATTCAGTGCACATATATCAATATCATAACTTCCTTCTCCATTTGGTTGAACTCTACAAGCATCATGTAATTCTTTATTTCCATCAATGGAAATATTGAATGAAATTTGTGAAGAATATTCTTTAAAAAAATCTTGAACTTCTTTATCGAAATATTGCATACCATTAGAACATATTGAAAGTCTATGAAGAGTAAACCAAGGATGATTTAATTCGTAACATCTATCAAGAAAATATTCATAAATCTTTCTTGTAAGATTAATTTCAAGCAAAGGTTCGCCACCAATAAACTCCATAATGATGGCAGGAGAATTATATTGATTAATATATCCATATTGATCAGTCAATAAATTATCAATAAACTTCTTTGCAGTTTCAAAACTCATTCTCATTTCTGATTTATTAAACTGATAACAATTATGAACTAATAATCTTCCAATAGCGTAAGTATGTTCAGTTGTTTCCAAATTATACACTGTACATTTTTCTTTAATATTTTCAAGTTTAAATCCACCAATGTATTGCGTTTTATAGTAATGATATGAATTTGAGATTTTATTCATTATAAATGATGGATTTTTAAAATTCGTAGAATAAAAATCATATGGATCTATTGAAGATATCAAAATTTTATCCGTTGATCTTAACATATTTACAGGTATCCATCCACGTCTCTCTGTTTTTACAGGATGCTCACCAGTAATACAAATAGGTTCTTTTAAAGCTCTATGAGATATCTTAAAATAACCATTTGTTTCCCTTTTGAAAACATGTGTAACTTCAGATTCTCGTAATGTATGTTCTTTACCAACAGGATGATGTTCATCTACTGCCAATACTTTATCACCTACTTGGATATCTTCAATATTTTTCATTGAATAATCTGGTAATGTAACTTTGGTACCATCTGGAACACAATACGTACAGTTCAGTGAACAACGTTCTCCTGTCTGAAAAGTAAAGTTGTGGCAGAATACATCTCCATCAGCTCCAACACCAATCTTGTCCTGATGTTTATTTTCAAATAGTTCTGGATATGCTTTAGCAATTCCATCATTGTATGAATCAGTATAAAATCTAAAGTATTCGTTTGGAAACATATTAAATACTTCATTATCTGGAAAAGCTGAATCTACATATTCAATATATTCTTTACTATCTGAAATTAATATCATTTTAAACTTTACATAATTCGGATCCATCTTCACATCATGAGCAAGAATATCAACAATATTGTCAAGTTTAAATGGTTCAGGAATTGTTATAATCTGAGCTAAGAAGTTAAAGAGAAATTCACCAAAGCATTTTCTTAACTGGATTGCAATATTAGTAAATTTCTCTTGTAATTCTGGAATCTTATCAAGATCTCTTTTATGCTTAGTCATATATTTAATTCTAAATAAAATTCCATCTAAATCTAAAGAATATCTATCCAGACGGTGGTCTCCAAATATATCAAGCATATACTTTTCAAATTGTGTTTTGTACAATACACAATCTTTTTCTAACTTAAAATGTTGCATATTTAATCCCTCCAAAATGAGAATAATTAATAAAATAGTAAAGTATGGAGAGGCTTATGATAAGCCTCTCCATACCATTATTCATTTACGGTCATTACTAACGTTGAATCAACTATATTAAAGAAAATACTTTCCAAGTATTGATCAATTGCAGTATCTGATGAATTTAAAATCAAATACCCGTCTTTATCAATTTCAATATCAGGTTCACTATACTGAGTCTCATCATAAGTTGCTATTAATGAACCATCTTGAATGGTTAATGTAATAGGAGCTTCACTCATGATTTCCTCAGCAATTATTTCTTCATAGATATCCTTTAGTATTGACTTCATTTCAGGAGAAGATGTTAAATACTGAGCAATAAAATCTTTAATATATGGCTGAAAAACTTCTACAAGATATGTCAAAGGAATCTCTCTAACCGTGTTACCTTGAGAATCTTCAACATTGCCAAATATAGTATTGTAAGATCCTCTCATATTTTCAGCAGATACTGCCTTTTCTCCCATATGACGATATTGAATTGCCCTGTTTAGAATGTGTTGAGAATGGACTGAGTTGTCTTCTATTTCATTTTCAGTTACCTTTTCAAGAAATGCGAGTTTATTAATACCAGTAACTTTAATATCAGGAGACATTGTAGATATATCGTTATTTATATAATATCGAATGGTTCCATTCTCTGTTCCTGATAATATCTGAATACTATTAATGAATGAAAATTCATCGATTTCATCCTTCGTATAGTAATTAGCAATCTTTCCATGTCCAATATTTACAATATCAATATCTTCAGTTGTAAGAATTAATCGTCCATTTACAATTTCGAAGTTACAATTTTCAACCAAGAATTCAGAAAGAGTTCCATCATCTGCTTCTAGTATCAATTCACCATTTTCATCAATATATAGAATAGGATCAGGATATCTTTCATCATATTCAACAGTTAATTCTCCTAGTTCATTAATATTGAAATTGATTATTGCAGTGGATTCAAATAATACTGAATTAACAATTTCAGAAATACCTTTATTCATATTTCCTTCATTGATTAATGTTTCAGCTATATTAGTTGTATTTAGAGATAAACCATCATCTGTGTTAATAAAATAAGATTCATCAAATTTTGCATACGTATCAAATGTAGAAATATCCCAAGAATAAGTTGTATTATCAGGATTTATTCGACAAATGGCAATCTCATCATTATTATTTAATCCTCTACGAATGAAATATGCTTTACGGTAAGTCTTAATACTTGCAGATGGCAAATCATCTCTTGATCTAATAACGATAATATCATCTATCCAGTTTTCTATTGTAGTGATCTCAGATCTTAAAGTATTAGCTACGGATGTTACATAATCTACAACTGCTCTTACGGATGGATATCGTTTATGATCAACATTTTCAAAATCAAATACTTTATTCAATACATCTTCTTTTTTATCAAATAAAGGTGAATGTGCTCCTTCATCTGCATAATGTTGATCCAAAATTCTAAGAGCAATAGAAATTCTTTCTTCAACATCATTGTGAATATTTTTAACAGAATAATCAATATCCTTGATTAAATTTCTAATATCTTGATGAGATGTTTGATCATTTTCATGTTTCAAGATATATTGAGAGATATAATTTCCAATCTCATTATTTCGATTAATGTGTTCAAAAGTTATTCCATGAGGATTATTTGAGTCTCTAATATGGTCATATAAATCACTTAAATCTACTTCATATTTGAATCCTTTTAGAAGTTCCATCACTGCAAGACGTTGAGGTTTTGATAATGGTTTTTCATTATCAGATGTATTATCAACATTTTCTAAACCTAAATGTTTCGCATTAATAATTACATCTCCATTCATTCCATTAACAGTTGTGACTGGAAATGTAATATTGCCAATTCCCCCAGTAAGAATATCATGTCTTAATTCTTCTAAAATAGTTCTCAGTGTTTTATTTGTAGGAGATAAGTTATCATATACCTGATCTAATATAGTAGGTGGCCATATACCTTTAGATCTAGACCCATAAGGATTGTTTTCATCCTCAAGGATATAAAGTTCACGCATTAGGTTTGTATTATCTGACATAATCCTGAAGCCTCCTTATGTTTATTACGATATATCTTTATTAATTCCGTTCTACCATATACGTTTATGGTAATGCTAAGATGATATATTATACGAATAAGAAGATTAATAATTATCTTCAAAACACATATAAGGAGGTAAATAATATGTTATTAGTAAAACCAGAAAACGTAGTATACGAAACCCAATATGACATAGTAGATTATGTTACAAAAGGTCTACCACCTAGTAGAAAAAATCTGAATCGAGTTATGGCAACTGTATACCAACCTCATTCTTCAGAATCTCTACAAGAGAAAGCTCCTGATGTAATTGCAATTTCTACGGATTTGTTCCCTTCGAATAACAATGACGAATTTGGTTTAATGTTAAATCGTGTATACGAGAATAACGTTAGAAATCGTAACTTCGCTATTGCTGGAATTGTTGGAGCATTTGCGTTGGGAATCTTTGTAGGTGGAAGTTGTCATAAATCAAAAGATAAAGATGACGATAGATGAATAAAAAATAATGGTGGGTATAACGCCCACCATTATTTTTTATTCATCTTTATTATATTCTTCTGCTTCATCTAACATTGTTGCATATAAATCGCAATTGTTAGATTCTTTACATCTCATACATAACGAAACTGTTGTAAGTTTATTTTCATTATATGTACAAGGAAATTTTAATTCATCTCGGTGTTCGTTCATATGTTTTCACCTTTCTTTTTATTCATACAAGCGGGCAATATATTCTCTAAGAGAATACGTAGGTATTTCATCTACAAGATATGGAATTGTTGATCCGTTTTTAAAAGCTTGGATCTGGTATGTTCCATTTCGACCATCGTAAATTTTAATTTGTTTTCTTCTCCCTTTTACGATAATACCTTCCGCAGTTCCTCTGGTACGAATAGGTTCTGTTTTGAAAAATTCTTTTAGAATTTCGATATCGTGTGCGTCCATAAACAATAAACCTCCTTTGATTTATTGTTTATGATTTTATTACTCTATTGGAATTCCAGTTATTTCAGACCATTTTTCAGCATCTCTCATTACTTTATTTGGATATTTGGTATCTCCTGTGTAATGACCTGCATTGTAACAATTAAGAGCAGAAATCCAGTCTTCATACTTTTTATAATGTGATGATAGATATTCGAATCCGTCATGGATTTGTTGTTGAGTAGAAGTACTTGTGTCAAAATATTTTGGATGTAGTTGCATCAAACCATAACATCCACTAGATGATACTGCAGTTGTATTAAAATCAGATTCGACATCTATAAGACCTAAAGCAATAGGTATTGGTATACCAAAGTTTTCACAATTATTAATTACTGCTTCTAAATCTCCTTCACTTAATGGAACTTCACTAAAGTTATATGATAATTCTGGAGTTGTTTCTTCCTCGATAACTTCATCAACTATAGTTTTCTCCATTATGGACATTTCCTCAGATTCAGAAGCGATTTCCACTACAGGTGGTGTTTCAATAATTTCTACTGGTTCAGAAATTTCTTCTACTATTGAACTTTCATATGTAATACTTCCAGACATTGATAAAAGTATTGTAACAGTTTCAATGGCAGGTTCCTCAGTTAGTGTATTAATATTAGTATATTCAACACCGTTATATTCAATATTATTTCCAGCAGCATTTACAACCATTGCAGTATGCTGAGTTACATTTGAATATATTGGTCCATATACAAGTATAAATGTCATAATAAAATGGACCATTAGTATTATCATTAAACGTCTCATAAAATTATTTTGATTATCAATATACATCGGATTGTCCTCCTAAAATAGTTTTTATTAAAAAAACGCCTTATAAATTTCACCATTGCTCATATAGAGCAACTTTTATCATTTTAGTATATTCATGTAACTAAAAATAATTTTATAAAACAATTAATGTCAATATTACATGAAACAAATAATACAGAGGATCCCATGAATGGGATCCTCTGTATTTTAATGATGCTGATTAATTACTGATTTACTACCTTACCATTTACATCCTTACGAACCTTTGTGGAAAGATGCTGAGGTACAGGACTCTTAACACGAACCTGAATAGAATCCTGAGTTGTAATTGTAGCTGTACCAAGATTTTCCTGAGTCTTAGGATCACGAATCTGTACATCCTTAACCTTACCAGGATTATTAGCAAGATAGATACTACCTACCATCTTTTCCTGAGTAGGAAGATCAAACTTCTTACCGCATGCAAGCTGCTGCATTACAATCTGAGGAATAGCCTTTGCAAGTCCGTTTGTAACAATCTCACAATTGTTAAGTACATCAGCTTCAGACTTCTGAGGATACTTAGCCTTGTCAAGAGTCTTCTTCAAGTCATCTCTAATCATTTCACTGATAGAGAGTTCTCCATTGGCCTTACCATCCTTGCCATAAGTAGTAACCTTGAATGTAGTATCATTAACCATTGCATTTACAAGATCACTAAATCCTGCCTGAGAGAAGCTGCCTTTGCCTGTAAGAATGTCATTAACTTTGTCGCTACCTTTTACCTTGCTTAGTGTTTCGTTTACCGTCTTCATGGGTAAATCCTCCTTTAATATAATATTTTTGCAAATCACCAGTTGCTACACAACTTTACCCTCATAGTAGATAATCAAATAACTTTTAATTTATCAATACAAAGGTGAAAGTTATATATTTTACCAGTCATTTAGTCTATAATATATAAATGAGAAATGTGTAAAGGTAGGGATTATCCCTACCTTTACACATTTGATAGACTTTAAAGGAGGTTAATGCTTCTTGACTTCTTTTTGATATTCTTTACTGAGATCAAGAATCATTTCATATTCCTTCGTGAGTTCATCAATTTCATCTGACACGGAGTTGAATCGATTCTTCAAATCCTCAGAAGCTTTCATGGTTTCATCTGTAGGTGTTACATCACCACCTGCATTGGTGTTTTTCATGATATATAAATTAGTGTCAAGAATGAGAATCATAATTTCATGAATTAATGTTTCACGTTCTGTCTCCTTTTTTGTTAATTTTTGTTTAAGTGCTTTTTCTCGTTCAATGAATAATGTTTGTTCATCGATTTTACTAATCACTTTATCTTGTTTCTTTTGTATCAATAATGTGATCACAGAAAAAACACCTGTTATTATTGCAATAATAACTGTTGATAGATATTGATCCACAATGCATCAGTCCTCCTTCCTATGGTTGAATATCTATTACATTATTCTCGTTGGTGAATGATTTTTTGAACTTCTTCATTCAATTTCTTGTAAGTATTTGTTAATCCATGATATCTCCAATATATTGCACTCACCAACGCTATGAAGGAAAGAATGATAGTTGCATATGAAACAATGTTAAATGCATTTAACATGTTTTTCATGGAAATATCTGTATTATATACTAACAAATAGGATGTATCATCAAAATGTATCCATTGATAATTAACTATCATATTTGAACCCATTGAACTGAGATTTATGTATCCATATTCATTTCTTTCAAATATATCCCACCAGTTTTGTAATCCATCAATATCATTATATAGATTGAAAATATCCCCAAGAATAATTTGTGATATTTCATTTTGATTTTCATCATATAATGTGATAAATTGAGTTGCATCTAGAGGGAATTCTATAATTGGCCATCCTTGTTCAGCAAACACTCGTGCATCTTCAGAATTATGAAGAATAGCAATATTAACAGTATCTGGTGAAACACTAAGAAATGTATTATGGTGTACCATATTCTCATATAGATTCATATACATTAAACCAAGTATGATTGCAATCATCAGAAATACTTCATAACGTATCCATTTGAATTTATCTTTAAAATTGAATTTCGGTTTATTAATCTTCATACAAATATCTCCCCTCGATGAAATTTTAATGTTTTCTATTAACCTCATCTATAGCATTGCTAGATATTTGTTTATAGTGATTAATTTTGGCATTGTATTCTTTCAGATGTAGTCTAATTAGTAATGCAAATACCAGAATAAGTACTAGATAACATACTAGTGAAAATACCCATATGTTTTCTACATTATCTTTCGTACTATAGACAATTACAAGTCTATCTTCTCCGACATCATTTGTCACCCATTGAAAATAAACTTCTTCTTCATAATCATCATGGTTAATTGATGTTTGACCCTCTTTGTTACTACTTAGAATCTCAATCATTTCTGAGTATTGTGTAATATCAGTGTCATGTTCATGATAACCTTGATCAAATTGAATTGCAAACATTAATTCAAATTCATCATTATACATTTCAATCATTTTACACCCATCAGGTCGGTATTTAATAATTTCACTTTCGAGTTCTTGACTTTCTGGGAATTCAAGACCCTCTTTAATGAACATTGCTTCAGTACCTGCTTGTTCTAATTGAGCAATTTTAGTAGTAGTGTAACTATTGAGGAATATGATACAGATTGCAATTGATAAAATTAGAATCGTTTCAATATTTATAAACGATTTATTTTTTGGACGTGTCATATCTTCTCATCTCCTTTTCTTTATTTTTGTAACAATCAGGATATTCCTTTATTCAAACGTTAACCACTTTTTATTGAATAAATGACAAAAGGAATGGGGCTAAAACAGCCCCATTCCTTTATATTATCTTGCATAAAGACGATAAATACCTTCAATTGAATCTCCTTCAGCTAATGCAATAACTGGACGAGTATATTTAGTAAAAATTCTTAATGATTCATAATCATCTTCTTCTGAGTTGTACCAACCAGATACAAGAGCCAATTCACTTACTCTAGGAGTACTATCTGTAGTGGTAAAGAAACCTCTACAATCATTTTCATCAATAGAAAAATTCATTTCTACATATGATTCAATCGCTGCACTAGATGTAGAGGAAAATACTGTATCATCAACAATTTCCATTTCACCATTACGATTAGTAACCCAAACATGAACAATATGAGGATCTGGATTATCAAATTTCTTTACATAATATGAAGTGATAATATTTGAGTTATTACTATAAAGATCTGATTTGCCAAAATATTTACCTCTTGGAAATGGATAACCATCATTGCTCATTCTAAATGGAATAGGTCTATACAAAGATCTATTTTTATAATCAGGAGCAATAGGAGTGATATTGTCTTCTCTACATCCACCGTCACCAATCATGAAACCAAATACAAAATTCATCGCAGAAATGTTAATTCCACCGTTTTTTGGAAGATTTTCTGTTCCCCCAATATTAGTTTCAGCATTGTAGTGGATAGATTTATATCTACCTCTTGGAACACCAATTTTCATTTGAGGAGCTTCATCATTGAGATCTCCTACTCGTAAAGTAGTATTCTGATCTAATCCAATATTGAACAGTTTATCGAAGGCAAATTGATAACCCCCAATAGGAACAATATTTTCACTTCTAAATAGTTCCTTTTCAAATTCTGATCTCACTGCTGGGTTACCATATGGATCAGTATAATGAACATCATGACGTCCGATACCAAAAATAACTTCACCACGTAATCCGCCAATTTGCTTGTCATCGATTGTAGATACTTTATCTTTCATTCGAATTAATTTAGACATTTTATCTCATTCCTTTCTATGTTACTTTATATTTAACTTAAGTTAATCAATAGTATTATTTATCCCCTAATTTAAAGGAGGTTTATTGTTTATGGCTATAAAAGAATTAGTTAATGAAAAAGAAGACTCTGTATTTCTTTGTAAATATAATGTACCAATGTTAATACTTGCTAAAGGTACTGAAAAATTTGAATTAGATTTCACTAATATTTTATCAATTGAAAAACTCGATGATTTCGAATTTAATATTAGATCCATATTAAAGGTCAAACTACGTATGGATACTAAACATAAATTGTGGGTCATCAAAAATAAAAGAGAAATCACTGTAAAATTTGCGTTAGATAAACTTGGTCTTGACAGAGAAGCTGAGACCATTATAACAGGACCAGAAGAGGTTTGGAACATAGAATTTAGTATCTATTTAAATGATGACGATGAGTCTATTGACACAAAGTCTATGGAACAAACTGAGGAAATGGATACTGGTACTGAATATAATTCTAATGATCTCGAAGGAGAAGATTATTTCACATCTCAAGAGGCTTTTGATATATATCTATTCAATCCAAAAATATTAAATGCTTCAAATAAAACTTTTAATAAAGTATTTACTTCTGCACCACTTCAAGATATTGTAGGTGAATTACTTACAGAAACTGGACATAAAAAAGTTTTAATGAGTCCAATTGAAAATGACGAGGTATATCAAGAATTATTAGTTCCATCTAATCCTGCATATAAAGGATTGATATACTTAGATCAATATTATGGACTATATAAGTTTGGAGCTTCAATATTTTATGATTTGAATAAACTTTATATCATCAATACCAATGGTAAAGTTACTGCTAAAGAAAAAGATGAGTGGACTGAAACAACTTTCCTTATTCCAGTGCGTGATAAAGCTACACCAGGTAATGGTATGGTACGTAAACCAGAAGAAAAAGTTTTCTATATTGATATACCTGAAGAAAATGTTAGTCCACAAAAACCATCTATTTCTAAAAATGCAGAAATGGGTAGTGAAGCTAAAGTAGTTATTACTGATGATATTACTATTGACACAGCTTCTGCTGATCAGTCTTTTATGAATCAACGAAATGAGTATATTCGTTATACACGTAAAGATGACAATAAGTATACACCATCTATTTTACAAGCTCGTATGGAAGAAAATGAATGTGTAATTTATATCAGTGGAGAAAATTTAGATATAAATGCATTCACTTTAAATAAAACATACAAATTAGTATTCGAAGAAGCCTCTAAACAACGAGAATACGGTTCATTTACTTACCGTATTGCATATGCGTATCATTTTATAATGGCAGAGTCTGGTCAGTATATGAAATCATCACACCAAATAGTTCTGAAGAAATGTTCTAAACAAAATTAAATTACTAATGTCATAGAACGTTTCGCTCGTGAAATAGCATTGTATAATAATCTTCGTTGTGTTTCTTCATCATACTCTTCATTGTTATCAGCAATGACAGTAACTTTATCCCAATGAGATAATCTACTAAGAGATGTTGATAAAGCATATGCATATTGTAATTCAATATATTCATCTGGTTTTTGTTGCCTGGACGGGGTCATTACCCCGTTCAGGTAATGTCTGTCCATCATTAACTCAGTAAATGGTTCATGATAAAATTCAGTCTTGAAATCAATAGGTACGAATCTAGTGATTTCAGCATGTTTATTACATTTACTAATAGTTCCAACAGTTCCTTTTGTCAGATAAACTTTAATTTTCTTCTCATCTTCATTGACCAGTTTATGAGCATACATGTTGTTCATAACAATTACTCTTTCACCAGCTATATTCTTAGTATCCTTTAAATGCATTACTTTTTCTCTATAAATAGTATTCATAGTTTTACTAAGTTCATCACTCAAAGTAATTACCATTTCTGAAGATTTTAAATTATAAAGATTTAATTGCTTTCGTGGAACTACTGATACTGTATCATAGTTACCTAAATCAATTCTATCTCCTCGTAATACTTTATTTGCAAAATATACAATCGGATTACGAATAAGATCAGCATTCAATTCATTTAATATTATATTAGGCTCTCGTATATAAGTAAATGAATCTGGGGATGGTATTAAAGCTGGATCTCTTATAAGAATCACAGGCAATCCGAACGATCCTAAATCTCTTAATGTCTCATGGTTCATTAATACTGAATCGAATACGATTATTAGTTTATATTTTTCATCAATCTTTTTACGTACTTCTTTTTTCCATGTATATTCGATTTCATTTGAGTTAGGATTGATTACCGGCAATGAATCTAAATTCACAACTCTGTGATACTTATATATTATTCCATTAAGATAGTACGCATGATAACGTTTTGCAGCAAGTTCCAATACTTGTTTTTGGTCATAACTTAGGTACATTATTTCCCTTGGATCAAATCCAAAATCATCAATGAATCTCTGGACAATCTGCCATACTCCTGTTCCAATAACTCCAGATATTTCAATAAATTGATGATTATATTTACGATACCACTGTTCTAAATGTGTAAGACCTAAATATTGATCCATTGTGATATTCATAACATTCACCTTCTTTCTTTGACTTAAATTATATTATGACGTTTGCTTTACTATCTTGAATAAATTTTATAACATAGGAGGGCTATTTATATGAGCACATCAAAACATGAAGTGATTACATTATGCGGAAGCAGAAGATTCTTCGATACTATTATGAAAGAATATAATCGACTTCAAAAAGAATTTAAAATTGTTTTTACACCAAACTTCTCTTTCAATAAAGAAGACATTGAAAAATTTACAGATGAAGAAATTCAATATCTCCATGATGTTCATGATAAGAAAATTGATATGAGCGATATTGTATATGTAATTGATGTCGGTGGTTATATTGGTGATGATACTCGCAGAGAAGTTGAATATGCTAAAGCTAAAGGCAAAATTATTCACTTTTATTCTACTGCATTTTATTCATAATAAAGGAGGATTATTAGTTATGGCTGCTATTACACATGTTGGAAACAAACTTCTCATCACAAGAGGTAAATACAGAGGATGTATTGGGGAAATTAAAGAAATCAAACAGCTTCCTTGTGGTTTAATTGACTATGATATGATCATTGATGATAGTGATGAAGATTCTGAAAATAAATTAATTATAACCGTACAATCTGAAGATTGTAGAGAATATTGTCCAGGTAGTATTAATCTTGAAGCTCCATTTGATATCACTAACTATCTCAGTGTACAAGAAATGAAGAGTATTGCTAAAAGAATATTCGAATGTAAGATTGAAACATTTGTTGATGAAATCCTTCAAAACAGAATTGATTATGGTCACGGCAGTATTACTCAACAGATTCTGTATGAAGTTGTAAAAGATTATGCCAATAGATTAGGTGACAAATATCAAGAAGATTTCTTAGTAATCTTTAAGAAAGTTATCAATATGGAATTACCTGCAGTGAATGACGAAGATCAAAAATCATTTGCACGTTCAATTCAATGGTCTTTGGAAACAGTCGCAAATAATTATATCAAAGAACATCCAGAAGAAATTTCTGAACTAGTGAAACATGGGGTTTTTGAATGTGCTAGATCTTATACTGAAAAAGATTTCACATATACTTTATCAAAGAATATTGAGAAAGTTGTTAAAGACTCATTAGAAACATTTATGAAGTCAGAAAGTGAGGAAAAGAATGACTAATTTTGAAAGAATTACCAACTGTAGCAATCCCGAAGATTTAGTCATGATACATATGAATTTATCTCATAATGCAATTTATGCAGATGGACGTCTTCTAGATTCTTCAAATCCTGACGATATCTTATTATGGTTTAACAAAGAATCAGATGAACTTGATAGTAGAACGATATTTGATATAGAACTTCATCCATGCAGTAAGTGTGGAGTTCTTCCAACAATAAAGATGAATCTAGATAGAACTATGTATTATGAATGCGATATATGTCATAAAATGATGTATAAATTTAATACATCACCTAGAACCGAAATTGCAGCAAGAAGTATATGGAATGAAGTAAATTAAAGAGGTGATGATAATGGAAAATATAAATGATGTACAAATTTTCAGAACCTATGGAAGACTCAATAGCCATACATCTAATCAATTTCATTGTTATATCACTGAATATCTTGATTTATTCAAACCAGAAATTGAAGGAATTGATGAACATACTAAAGCCATAATGAAAACATATATGATGCATCCTGATGATATACATGTGAAAGGTGAATTCTATATTGCTTTACGTGTACCAGGTGCAACAAGAGGTCATATCAAAGTTAAACCATCTCAAGATAATAATCTGTGGGAAATTGAAGAAGTTAAACTATATGATTCTACAGCCATTGTTGGTAGAGGAAACATTGGATGTTATGAAGAAAATGTTCTCGAAAACTTAGATATATTTACAGGTAAATTTATAGACTTTATAGGATATAACCCAAAAGACATTAAAAAGAAAGGAGAATAAATATGGAAGAAATGACTTTAGAGCAAGCTAATAAAATCATAAACAAAGTAACAGATGATGGTTTAGAAAAGATTGCTTCCTATTTACATTATATCATTTATAATAGTGATGATAAACAGATTCAGGTACTTCTTGAACATTATACAGGAAAAGATGTAGATTATAGAGATACACAAGTTAAAGATTTAGATAATATTGGTAAAATGGTTTGTATATTAAATTGGTTAAAAGATAAACCAGAAACATTCAAAGAAAATGTAATTAGAGTAGCTTCCAATGATGATTTTGTAGCAGAGTTATATCGTAGAATGAATAATCAAGAAGTTCTAATGACTGTAGATTTCAAGTCTAAAGAAGCTTTTGAAGAATGGAGGTAAAATCAAAATGGTTCCATTAATAGGTAATGATTGGGATCAAGTATTAGAATCTGCATTCAAAGATAAACAAATTCAAGATCTTTTAAGATGGGTTGATAATGAACGAGATAAAGGAATTGAAGTATATCCTCCAAAAGAAGATATGTTTAATGCTTTAAAATTAACATCTTATGAGAATACAAAAGTCGTTATACTTGGACAGGATCCATATATCAATCCAGGTCAAGCACACGGTTTATCATTTTCAGTAAAACCAGGAGTTCCGATACCTCCATCATTAATGAACATATTTAAAGAACTTCATAATGAACTTGGTTGTTATATTCCAAATAATGGTTGTTTAATACCATGGGCTGAACAAGGTGTGCTTCTATTAAATTCAGTATTGTCAGTTGAAAGAGGTAAGAGTCGTTCACATGACAATATTGGTTGGGAACGATTAACAGATTACATTATCTATTCATTAGGACAAAAAGATCAGAGTCTAATATTTATGTTATGGGGCAATTATGCAAGAAGAAAAGCTTCTTTAATTCAACCAAATACTCACCTAATATTAGAAGCTGCTCATCCAAGTCCACTTGCAGGAGGAGCATTCTTTGGTTGTAATCACTTTATCAAAGCGAATGAATATTTATATGAAACACAACCTCATACAATAGATTGGCAGATTCCAAATATTTAATATATAATACAAGGGAAGCATTATGCTTCCCTTGTATTATTTTTTTATTTAGATTTCAAAAGTTTCTTAATAGTGGTATCCATAGTATTGATATCAGTAGTAACATATTTTATTATGTTCCCTATAATAGATAAAACTTTGGATATCTGCTGCATAGTAGTTACAACTCTATTCTGAGCCATTACTCCTAACTTAGCAAATTCCTGGGCAAGTTGATTATCATCATATTTTTTACCAAAATCAGTTTGTATAAGTTCTAATGAACTTTTACGACTTTCGATATCTTTCATTAACTGAATTAATGTTTCATAATAAGTCCCTTGATGTTGTTTACCTTTTAGATCTGTAAATGAAATAACTCGTTTGTCGTTTCCAAAGTAAGTTTGAATAACTTCTTGATTATTCATTTCAATTACACTTTGACTAAATTTAATATTTTCTATTGTGTTATATAATGCTTCAGCCTTACGACATAATTTCATGTCATTCTGATTGATTCTAAATGAAAAAGGTTTACCGGTATCGTTTCTACGCTGTATTTTATTGAAAAATGTTCCCCACATTTCTCCTTTAGTTAATGCAGTGATTACTTCGATATAATCATCTAAGCGTCTAAGTAGAGAATTATTATACAACATTTCAAGATCATCAACGGTAATGTATAATTTAATATTACCCTTGATTTTATTAACAATATCGCTTGGAATTTGTTCAATCTTATTAATGATATCCAGGAGAGCTTTAGGTATTTTTGTAATTGTTTTAATGATAAACCAAATAGTTTTTGTACCAAGGGTAATACATTTCATCATTAAATCCCAGCCAGTTTTAACTAACCCACCGCCGGCGTCAGTTAATTGTCCATATACTTTTATAGTTTCTCTAGCTGTATCTTTAGTATTCTTCGCAATTCTAGACATCTTTTTACGCATTCCAAACTCTTCATCTTCAACTTTTTCTAAAAAAGTTTTTGGAGATCCGTATTCATCTAAAAAATTCAGTGCATAAGAGAATTCTAGAAATTCTTTTTTACCGAATATCTCATCAATAATATTATCACATAAATTGAGAGATAAAATATTATTTGTATCCATTTTATACATCCTTTCTTAAAATATTTGAATATTTAATTTTCGAGTTCACTTATATATTCTATAGTTAGAAGGAGGTTGAAGTTTATGCGTTGTCAAGACAGATATGAGGAGTATAAAGATACTTCATTAGATTCAATTATATCTCAGATTAAAACAGGTAGAATTAAATGTGGTAGATATTCACATTTAGTAAAAATTGATAAGAATGTCAAAATGAGCGGAAAGGAGTTTTTAACAAATGGAAAAGACGACAGTAAGAGCAAATAGTGATAATGATCTAAAATATCGACTTTCTATGGAAATGAAAGAAGAGGAAGAAAAGAAAAAGATCAAAGATAATTCAATCACTGAAACAAAAAATAATAAACAGACAGAACTTGAATATTTCACTGAGTAACCATTAACACGGATTGGGGTTTATATAAACCCCAATCCTTTCTTTTATATGAGGAGAGAAGAATTATGGATAATGATTATTTAAATCATAAAACTAATAAAGAGAAAATAATAAATGATTTAATTTTACCTGCTGTAATAAGGGTACGAAATAAATTACTAGCTGAAAATCCTGATAATTTAAAACTAACTGGATTATGTGATAGAGCTTCAAAATTATTTGAATACGAATTTTATCAACAATTAGACGAACACTGGCAATATCAGTGTTTCAAAATAAAAATAAAAATTGTACATGGTGAACAAAAACACACTCCTGTATTAAAATCAAATAAATGGTTCTATGAACATACATGGGTTGAATTAAGTATGCTCGGATATCACTTTCATATAGATCCTACATCTAGTCAATTCCAACATTTTTACAAAGATATTCCAAATTTTTATATCAGTACGAAGAAACCAAAATGGTATTATCCAGATAAAAAGAATCCATGTTATAGTAATAAAATAACACAATTCATCAATGATAATATTAAAATTCCATATGAATGTAGAAGAATAAGATGTATTGAATATTTCCAATATGTTATATGGGGTACTATAAGTGATAAAATCCACTCATTGGTTTATAATAAAAGATAAGGAGTGGTGTTAACACCACTCCTTATCTTTTATTTTTTTATTAATTTGGAACATATGATTCTACAAAGTCTTTCCATCCTTCGAGATCAGCAGTTTTTGTTTGAATTCGTTCAAATGATTTTCTATTTCTCATAAGAATATCATCTTCTTCACTCCAACGTCCAGTACCAGGTTCTCCACTAAACCATACAGAGGAATGACCATTAGGATCTAACGGAGTTCCATTCTTAGATAATTTCACTTCATCTACTAATCGCATTGAGCCCATTCTTGATTCTCTTGTTTCAGCTAAGAATCCTTCTCCTGAAACCATTCGTAGAATTTCCGATCTATCTTTCATTATGATATGATGAGTTATTCTTCGTTCTGTATCATAAAATCCGAACTGAGAATCATAACCTTTCTGATCAATTGTAGAGAAATGTACCAAGAATTGAACATTATCAAACATCTTGAACATATTTGAATTACCACCGACATCTATCTTATCATCAAAAACATATTTTAGACCAGTCTTAGCAATTTGAACTAATTTTGATTTAAAATGTTTAATTAATGTAATCAATGGTTTGAAGAAAAGTTCTTCGCCTAATACCGACTGTTCAAAATACTTCAAATGTACATTCAATCCAGTTTCGATAGCCATAACAATAGTCATGATATCATTCATCCAAGCATCTTTATTTCTATTGAATCTATCATCTTTCATTAGAAGATTATAAAGATTTTCATTTTTTCTATAAAGAGCCTCAAAATATGTTTTTGGTTGAGTAGCTAGACCATTTGTATCCATAATAATTTTATCAATTAATATATCTTTATAGATACCGCTATTTCTAATAGTAGCTGGTAATTTTTCTTTATCAGAATAATATTTACCATGACTATTCAATATAGGTGTATATACTTGGAAATATCCGTTTTTTAAAGCTTTATCATCTAATTGACTTATCAATGAAATAGCTTTATCAACAGCTTGTTTATTCACTTCCCAACCAATTTCAGCATCTTCATAATCCATAAAGACCCTAGTGCCGTCCGGATTAGTTAAAGTTAAGAGATTATCAGAATTCAGGATATCATGAAAATATAAATATCCTCTATCATCAACTTTACCGTCAGGAGTATCAAGTGTTATATGAATATACCAATCGATATTTTCCGTCAATGATAAAAATGGATAATGATACCTGCTATTATTTACAGATGCATTATATTCAGTAACACTTACAGCTTTTCCATCAATTGATCTAGGATAGAAATGTTTAAAAGCTAATAAATCTTCATCACTTAAATTATATTTCTTTTTGATAGTTTCAATTGGCATTTCAAAATCATCAAGAAATTTATTTCGAGAAAAATCATATGTATATAAAGCTCTGTAGATACTTTCATATTCCACATATTCTTCTCGTATAGTAGATGAAGATATTTTCTCTTGTAGCCATTCTCTCATTGGATACATTACATCATTAAAGATTCTATTAATATCATCGATATTATTCATTGATAAATTATCAAGAAATTTCATAATTCTATTTTTATCAACATATCGAGTAGTATTTAGAAATTCAATAAATGAATCTATATCTAAATCAAAGTTAAAACCAGCTGTAGCTAACAATTTATCAGTTTCTGTATTAATTAATCCTGATAATCCATTCGTCATACATGTTGCACATATCACGAATAAAATCAGATCATAAACTGAAATCATTTCTTTACCAAATAATTCAGGAACTTCAATATTGAATTCATCTGTCAATGTTTTATTATCCAGAATCATTCTCGTAAAATAAATTGACTCAAAAACATATTTCATCTGATGCACTACAGATTCAATCATTATATATTTAGAATCAGTTAATGTGTATGCACTTTCTTTAAGAATTTTCTGAACATCTGGTAAATCCCACCATGTAGGATCTTTATCGATAATTGAATGATAATCAAATATATGTGCCTTACCAGAAGCAATGGTTTCATATGGATTATCATCTTTCAAATCAAGCTGTAAAAAGTACGGATTTACACTTGATAAAGCAGCATTATTATTTTCAGAATCGAATTCTTGTCCTTTCATAAGCATCAACTTACTAATTGTCACATCCTGATATCCAAGAATTCTCATTAGATCATAATAAACATCTTCAGTACCTTTATTCCGTACGAGTTTTAAGATATTAGCTGCAAGATCTCGTCTAACATCTTGTGTTAGCAATAAAGATTCTGGAATTCCATACATTGAGAGAATTGTGTGTAAAACAGCATCATCAAGATATTTATGATTATTTACAGATTCCAAAGCTTTGTTTCCAATTTGTAATAAAGCAAATGAAATAATTAAAACACCCATAAAGGTACGATAGTTTACATGAGTTTCTTCCAATTTGGAATTATATAATACTACCATTACATACTCACGATAATCTGTATACAATGATGCAAATGCTGATAATACGTTTGGATTGATATCTGCTCTATTTGAAGGATATCTTATAATATCAAAATCTTTAGCTTTTCTTGCTGTATAAATATCAATTTTATATCTGCCAAGATACTTCAAGTATTCTTTTTCTGGATTATTTTTTAAAACATTCTGATACTCTTCTGTATTCATGTAATTATTTTGAATATAAACATTCATTTCATGAACTGGAATATTTTCTACATGAAGTTTTTCTCGCAATTCTTCACTCATGTAAATATAATCAGATTCAGGAGTTTCAAAAGGTGGTAAACCACTAAGCTTTCTATAATAATCGTTCTGTTCTACATATTGATTCAAGAAAGCTTCTCTGCCTTTAATTAGAAGATTCTCTCTATATTTTAATGGAACATTGAATGGATTATTTATGAAATAATTATATTCAAGAGTCTTAATGTTATTTGATATTTCTTGAAACATTGCCTTTGTCCACCATTTTTTGTAGGTGATATAATTATCATTTTTAACAATAGCATTCATCCAAACTTCTGCCATACCTTTACTAAGTTCAGTTTCAGCAGCCTTTGCAGCTGCTAGATCTTTAAATTCAGTAAAATCAAGAATCTTTTTTATATCTACAAATAAGTTTTGAAGTGGTCCATTTTGTTTAGTTGATTTACTCACAGTGAATCACCTCCTTGGTTATACTTCAACTATTCTGTATACCTCATCAAATTGACCTTTTACAGTCATATCTTTTTCATTGATATTTAATTTATTAGGATCACTGGTAGGGATATTACATCCTGTAATTTCTTCACCATTATCATTACGGATAGCTGCAAAACGCATATCACCGGTATCCTTACTACGTTTTACAACGATTGTATGAGGGACATTTTCATATTCTGTAAATGTGTTAGATAACTGAGGTCCTTCCCAAGTTTCTGGATCAAATGCAGTTGCTTGATAAACAGGTACATCATTCACAGGAACTTGCTGAACTGATTGTACAGACTGTCCGTTATTTTGCATAATAGGTGCCATCATCTGAGATTGAGATCCATATACATCAGAACTTTGGATTGATGGTGTAAAGCCGACGCTACTATTTCCAAACATACTTGCAGCAATATTAGATCCCATTAGAGCTAAATCTCCAGTATCAGTAAATGTAGATCCACCAGCCAAATCAGCATCTAACTTCTTCTGTTTCATATAAAGATCAGCAATAGTTTTCTTCAAACTACCGATCTCTCGAAGCATACCAAGAGAATTAGTTCTACCACTAGTGATAGCAGAAGCTAATTCAACCATTGTTTTATTAGGAGGAGCTGCATCTTTAGTAGCAGGTCCAGCTGCATGTTGGAATCTTCTCTGTAAATCAGCAGTGAATCGATTTTGTTCTGCGACCAATGTTTTCAACATATTTAACTCAGGTTCAAATTCTTTATTATAGTTTCTCTTTTTATGTTTTTTAGGTTTACGATCGATAACAGTTCCAGTATCTTCTTCATCAATCCATTTACGATACTTTTTTTTCTTATTCTTCTTACCAGAATATTCGAGATCGTCACCAGTAAGACCAACTACAATAGTCTTCCAATTATCTAGTTCCTTTTCTCTTTTTTCTTTCTTAGTCATTTTAGTACCATCTTCTTTGGTACTCTTTTCTTCTTTTTCAGCCTTGCGTAATTCTTCTTCCATTCGTTTCTGTTCAGCTTTCGCTTCTTTTTCAATACGTCGTTTACTTAGAAGATCAGCATAAATAGAACCTATCGAAGCTCTTACGTCTTCTGAGGTTGTGTTTGTAACTTTAGCCATGTTAATTATCTCCTTTCGAGTAGTAGATTACGAATATCTAACCATTAATAAGCCTGTTTAAAAACTGATGGTTAATATTATGAATTAAAATAGAGGTGAGTGATATGAATATTTCTAAAGAAATCTATAACAGACAAATTCTAACAAATAAAGGTATTAAAAAGATATCTGAAGTAAATATCGGTGACTATGTATATGAGTGGAGAACTAGTCGACTATTAGAAATTAAAGACATCTGGATGATGAATTATGAAAATATGTATGAAATAACATACAGTGATGGTAGAGTAGAATTCTTAACTTCTAATGAAGCTTTATATTTAGATGATATTTTATCTCCTAGACATTTTCCTTCTTGTGAATGTAAAGTTACTGGAGATTTTCCATTACATTTATTTCCAGTTATTTTCGATTCAAGACATTTTAAAAGAAGTAATAATTTACATCCATACGATGCTGGTATAAATTGGTATAAAGGTCAAGATATTATCTTTGATGATTATATGTATCAGAGTTATAAAGATAGAAGACAATTCATTAGAGGAATTTTTGATACAGCTTATTCACCATATCTATCTCCAGATGAAGTATCATTATTTGATGTAAAATTTGATAAATTTAAACAGATTCAAAAATTGTTAGCTTCAATGGGAATTAAATCTAATATCTATCGTGCTAATAAAATAAATATGTGGAAATTACAAGTGGAAAGTCATTTTAAATATTATCCTGGTTTCTTTTATGAAATTGATTATATTGAAAAGATGATTGATACTGATAGAACTGTTTTAAAACTTGATCCACATTTCCAAGTAGTTGTAACAAAAGTTACTCCATTGGAAAATAACAATTGTTTTACACATAATCAAGTTCCGCATATCGTGTTAGAAAAACCAAATATGATTTATACATCTACAAATTTTCTTCCAAGAGTTAGTATATAAGAATATGAGGATGGGAAGTTCCCATCCTCATATAAATATTCTTAACTTATATATTCTGAACCTGATGAGATAAACACTTTATAAAAAGAAGGGAGCTTATTTATATGGCAACTAAAAAGAAAAACGAGACAGATGTTCTCGATAAAATTGCTGATCAGATGGATAAACGTCAAACATATAATCCTCTAATTTCAGCACTAAGAGAAAATGATAAGAAAAACCTTTTTCAAACAAATGTTACTACTGCGTTCCTAAAGACTGGTTTTCATCTGTTTGATTATTATTTTGGGTCTGTAATTAACATCCACGATGATTTAGGAAAAATTATTAAACAGGAACCTAGAGTAGGACAAGCTGCTGGTACATTTAACCTAATTATAGGCAATTCTGGGAGTGGCAAAACTACCCTAGCTGCTCAGATTGCAGCTAATATTATTAGACAGTACAAGTTCGCAAACTGTATTCATTTCGATTGTGAAAACCGTTTTGATATTTCTAGATGTGAAACTATTACACAATTACCTGCATCATTCTTTACTAATGAGAGATACATTATTCGTACAGGTGCTGTTGGTCTTGATATCATTCAGGAAATGATTGTAAAAACATATGTAATAAAAATGAGATTGAAAAATCAGATGATTGTGCCATCTGGATTTAAAGATGAATTCGGAAATGAAGTAATGATTTTTGAACCAACAATCATTATTATTGACTCCATCACCACTGTACTTAATGAAACATTTAATCCTGATAGTAATAAAGAAGCTTCTGATGCTGAAAAAATGAGAGGTAATACAGAAGGAGCTAGAGATGCTAAAACATTAAAAGGATTCTTCAAAGATATAATTCCTCTATGTAAAGAAGCAAATATTATCATATATGGAATTAATCATATTAATAGTAATATGAGTATGAACGCATTTATTCCAGTTGCTAAACAACAGAATTATTTGAAACAAGATGAAAGTATTCCTGGCGGAAAAACCATGATTTATTATCCATTTAATATCATTAAATTAACAGCTAAACCTTCTGATGATTTCACTGAAGAAGGAGATGGTATTGCAGGTCATGTTGTAATGGTTGAACCTATTAAGAGTTCTTCTAATCAATCGGGTAATAACTCTAAGGGTGTATCATTTGAAATGGTATTTAGTCATAAATATGGTTTTGATGCATTAAGAACGATGATCATGTATGGCAGGGATAATGGTTTAATTGAAGGCAATCGTTCAAGATTAAAATTCAAGGGTGACGATTCATTCACATTTACATTTAAGAATTTGAATAAAGAGAAAGATGAGAAACCTATCTGGGAATCAATTAAGAAATTTATTATTCCTACACTCACAAAACATCTATCATTTGTAGAACCTGATGAATCGGGTTTCGATAACCGTGCATTGGATTATTAAAAATAAAAAAAAATAATGGGAGCTTTTACGGCTCCCATTATTTTTTATTCATAGTATTTTGCGATACGATAGAGTTCCACAGTTGGATCAATCGGGAAAATAGAAACTCTGAACGAATGTTTCACATCATATGTCTGACTTAACTTATCATGAGCGTCATCCATATCACGAGCCCAAATAATTCCAGTTTCGAGAGAATACTGATATGGAGATACTTGGTATCCATATAAATTGAGTTTCTTGATTTCCTCTGCCAATTTCTTATCAGCAATAGCTTTCTCTTCAGCCTTCCTCTTCTCTTCCATAGCCTTGCGAGCACGCTCTTCTTCAATGTTACGACGATGAAGTTTCTTAGCATCATCGAGCATCTTAGCAGCGTTAGCATCAGTCTGTGCAGCCTTCTCAAAAGCGATCATAAATGCGGTCTTCATATAAAATTACCTCCAAATATGTAATGATTATAATGTATCCTTGCCTTGATTACATATTTAGAATATATTATATTATTATCATCATATACGATATTATTTCCCTAACGCCATCTTTTGTAAAGTTTTCTGAACAATTGATTCTACTTCAGATCTATGAACAAATTCTTCACTCAGAATATCCACAATAGAATTCATAAACGTATTCAATCCTTCTTTATCTAAAGCGATAATTTTATCCTTTGTAGTTTCTTCAATTACTTCATTAATCTTTCTTTCAGTATCTCTACTCATTTTGCGACGAATAGGTGCAAATGTACCATTTAATGACATTGATTTAGAAACTTCTTCTTTTCTATGATCTGTAGATGGAGTTATTTCTTTTTTAGGAATTTCCACAGATTGTATTTTTTCTTCTACTTTTTTAGAAACAACAGACTTCTTAGTAGCTGAATTATCAGTTACTTTAAAATTATTTTTTGATTTTGGTGGTGGAGTAGGTGTACTTTTTATAGTAGTATTACTTCCATTTACTTTGAAACTAGGCATTGTGTAATCATCTCCTTTTCATATTTTTACACTCCTGTTTATAAAATAAAAAAAATAAAAAAAATATCGGTTGGGAGACATTGCTCCCAACCGATATTACACTGTTATATGATTTATTATTCAGGGCTGCAAGTAGGTTCTTCGTTATCTTTCATATCTTCAACCTTAGTTACAAGAACAACATTAGTAGCCTGCTGTCCCTTCTTACCATTGGTGAGTTCGAACTCAACTTCATCACCGTCTTCAAAGCTAGGAACCATACGAGCTTCCTTAATTCCGCTAGCATGAACGAAATGATCATTTCCTTCACTGTCTGTAATGTATCCGTAACGCTTCTTAGGATTAAACCACTTTACCTTACCTTTGATAGTTGCCATTGTTAATTTCCTCCTTGGATGTTTTTAATGTTTATTATGTAAACGATCTCGTTATGAGATCATTATACATTACTTCTTTTTGTCGCTTCCCATAAGAATCTGACGTACATGAGGATTCTCTTTCATCTTCAATTCCTGAGGATGGAGATAAACAACGAATTCCACAATATCATCAGAGATCTTATAAACATCATGAATCTGCAAACGACCAGGAAGCATACCTGTTTCAGGATCTTCTAACATATCCTTGATTACGTTTTCTGCTGCAGCTGCAAAGAAAATCCACTTTTCACCATTTGTAGTTGTAATACGCTGAGGAGTTGAATAAGTCTTAAGATCGGAAATGTAACTCTCAGTCATACCAAGACATTCTTCCAGTTCCTCAAGATTACGATAGCTCTTTAACCATGCTTCAAGATCCTTAGTGTTATACCCATACTTCTTGATGAGATGAGTAAAGATAGAATTTTCAATTCTCAGATTATCAGCAGATTCGCCAATTTTTCCGTACCAGCCAAGATCTTCTTTCTTAACAAGAATATCTTCAGAGAATGCAATACGAAGTGAAGCATAAGAACGATGAGGTTCATTATCACGTCTACGTTTCTTTTCACAATAGCGTGGAACGATTTCCATTTTCACGTTTTTACAATAGAATTTTGCCTTCTCCATAATAAATTTCTTAAGATCTTCAGAGGTGATCTTATATACTAAGATATCACCGATTGGCTGGAGATTGCTTCGTGTTGCAGGGACTACTGTACCTGTATTAGGTACTTCTGCAGACAGATTGATTTGTTTTTTACAATTAGGGCACTGTGTTGAAAGTTTGATTGTACTCATGTAAATAATCCTCCTTGTGTTAAATTGTTATTTGCTTAGTGAAGTTCAGAATTAATTAATATTCTATCCACTTCTCTAATGTTAGAATATATAATTATCTTTATAGATCTTCAATAAGCACATCTGGGTTTAAAGTAAATAGTTCTACTAAGCTATTGTGTTTAGCTTTCAATCCAAGGTTAAGAGCAGCATGTGAAATCTGAGTTGCAAACAATCCTGCATGTTTAGCATCAAGTAAATAGAATAATTGTCCAGCACACTTTGAACAAATCTTTTCATTCTTACAAGACATTGGAGATCTCATCATTACACTCTTACCAACATAGGATCCAATGTTTTCACGTGTTAACATCTTCAGTTGAGATCCTTCTTCGATATAAGTATAAAGCATGTCATTCATATTATGTTTAGTAATATTTACAGGAATGAGATTCTTTGTGCCACAATCAGTTCCAGGTTCATCAACTTCCATCATCTGAAGTAATGCTAATAACTTTTTACCCATATAACCAGCATCAGCTGTAGCAATAGATGCAGGATACTGAGAAGCAAGAATTGAATTAGCATGAGCAGGAATATCTTTAACATTAATACCATCCATAAATGATGTATCAATAAAGTCAAACTCACCAGTGATTTTATTCATTACTGCACCCTTGATAATAGAATTGTTTTTATAGTTATTACCAAAATCAAGGTCACCAGAATCATATAGATCCATGCCGGGATCTCCTTTAAGTAATTCTTTAGCATAAGCAACTAATTCATCACTAATCTGAGTCATTACATCGATATTACCTTCAGCTAATTCTTTCTCATATTTCTTACAAAGTTCAGCTTTCTTTTTCTCAATTTCTGGTAATGGTTTAGTCATCTTTTCAGAAATAGTATGTGCAAGCATACCATTCAACCAATAACCGAGAGTATCTCTTCTGTCAAGATACATATTGAATTGCGTTCTATTAATATTATCTTCCAAATATAATTGACCTACTTTAGTATCAATATTACCAACAACTTTTTTATTCATAGTTTCATTAACGAAACCAATTTGTTCAATAATATTTGATCCTTCAAACATAAATTTGTTAGCAATGTATCTACCTATAGTAGTTTCAATTTCTTTTTGTCCTTCATAAAAATGTTTAGCAGGAATTGTAATTTTATCCCAAGTTCTATATCTTGGTGCATTTTTACCAGCTACATTTTTAACTGTGCAATCTACCATATCTGCAAATGTATCTGCTAAGAAAGTACGTGTAATATCAGAAGGACTCATTTTTAGATACATTTCAGCATCTAAAGGTCTAACAACTTTTGCTACAGGTTTTTCACCAATCTTTGTTAACTCATATAATGAGTTAAATACTTCTTTAGCTACTACTTTACTATTCGCACCAGTAATGTTTAATGCAGACATTTTACGATTCATGATTTCTTCAGCTTCCATATTTGCTTCATCAGACCAAATACCTCTTGCTGATAACACGTCACCATCATAATCTGCACCCATACCATCACAATGTGAATTTGACAGTACAAGGGTATCGATAAATTGAACTCCAACTTTATTCTGATCGATCTTGAAATCAATATCTGGGTAATATGGATATTCTTTTCCATTGAATACTAATTTAATATGATTGATTGTTGATTGAACTCTAATCTTATTAAAGTAAATACCTTTGTCAGTACCTACTGGATATCGAGACACCATTACATGACGTTTTTCACAAGCATCAACACATGCTAAATATAAAACATCTGTAATAGTCATAGCTCTATTCAACATTGTTGTACTATCATTAGGAAGAATTTGTTTACCCTTCATTACAAGAGAAGCTTTTACAGTTTTATTTCCACTAGCTTGTGGAATAATAACATCTACTGAAAGAACCCTGAATCTATTATCCGGATTTAAACAATAATCGTTTATCATCTTTCTTATATTCTTTTCAGAAAATTGAATATCAGGATCTTTAATTTGAGCAGTAAAACTTCTTTTATTTTCAATATCATAGAATGTGATCAAGTTCGGATCATTAATAATTTCTCGTGTAAAGAAATTACGTAAATATGATTCGATAAAAGGATAAAACATCGAACAACACATTGAAATTGGTACTGCAGTATGTTCAATATCAATGATATTGTCTTCAATTCGTTCATTATTATACGAAGGAGCAGAAATAACTGCACGTACACCATAGTCTACAGATTTACCAATAAGATTCTTTCTGATAAGACCTTGTTTACGAGAAATCTGTTTCTTAAAATATTCCATAATTTCTACAAGAGTATCTTGAATCTTAGTCTGTGTAGCATATTGAGTACGAGCAAATAGTCCACCCTCGCTTAATAGAGCTACTGAACGAATTAATCTTACATAAAGATCATTTAATTCATTTACGTGGTCAGATGAGTCAACTGTGCCAGCAATCATTACATCACGATATGCTGGAGGACAAACCAGCATTTTATCAATGAATACCTGATCACGAGTAATATTCATCAAAACCTTTTTATTCGTCTTATTTGCTGATTGAGATTTACTCCAATCAATTTCATTCCAATGATTATAAAGATTTTCCAGTCCTGTCCATCCATTATCAGGATCCTCGACTAACAATCCGTTCTTTACAGAATAATATTTTTGTCCTGATACAATGTAGATTATACCTCTAAAAATTCCTTTAAGAACTTTATTATAGATATGAGGATGAATGAAATGTCGTCTTAAATTGATATAAGCGAAAGTAGATCTACGATCACTCTTAGAAATACCAAAAATCTCATTTGATAAAATACCTTGAGGATCAAACATCATCTTATTTGAAAATAAACGAGGAGATGTTACCTCTTGGAGTTTATTGACAGCAATTAATCTGTCAATATCCAGAATTTCTAATCTCATTATTTAATCACCTCTCTAAAGTTTGTATTATGAACTTGGTACTTTACGTATAATGACAAAAATATGGAATGGGTGTTATTACACCCATTCCATATTTGATTAACCTACGGAATTATCAGAATGAGTAGCCATAACATTGTTCTTATATTGTCGAGTTGGACGTGTATTATTGTTTTCTACGACGTTAGAACTTTGAACTATCTGTGGTGTTGGTGATCCTTTATACTCAAAAACATGTTTTTCTATCAAAGAATCAATAATAGAATCGAGACGTTCTCTACCACCTATAATCTCTAATAGAACTCCACCCTCTTGAGTAAGACTAGGTGGAAAAGTATTTAATGTTAAATTCTTAGCTTTTTCTTTTAACATCAATCCTTCTTCATCACTAAGTCCTTCTCCTCTTTCTTTCATTCTATTAGCAATAGGCATTATTGTAGCAACAGATGCCTTTACCTGTGTTTCAATGGTATCAATCAGTTGTTTTCTGATATTTGTAGATTTTTCCATTTCTTCCATTTCATTCTTAGCAACAATACTCTTAGAGATTTTATCAAATCTATTTTTGAAAATAAGCAAAAGAGCTGTTCCTAAAGCAATGATTATTGGAATCATAATATGTTCCATAATAGCACTACCAAATGTATACCAATCCATATGTATACACCTCCTTTATATTTATTATCTAATTAGTAAATCATATCATAAAATGAAAAAAAATAATGGAGGCACAAAATTGTGCCTCCATATCAGAAAGAATATTTTATTGAATTTTATATATGTAAAGGATTTCTCCTTGTAATTCTTCATGAGATGAGTAGGTAATAGAACCTGCTCGTTTTGGAAGATCTTCCAATTTATCTACATCAACTAACCACTCAATTAGCCCAGCTTTTGTTCCTTTACAATGACTGGAAAACATATGATATTGATCAGTGTGTTTATCATCTTTTGTATCACCAGTGGTTGCAGTATACATACCAGTACTCGTAACAATTAAGAACCTCTCACCACATTTTTCAGATGATTTATAGAATGTTCCAAGAGCAATTACAAAATCATCCTTTCCGTCAATACTGAATTGATCTTCTTTTAATGAATATCTGAGCATTCCATACTCATCCACATATGCATTATCACTACGAGTTACTGCGTATGCTGAAGATGTTTCATCAGTAATGTGATGATAATCCATATAAGGCTGAAAACTTGAAAAGTCTTTATCATTGTAATATTTACTTGGCAGATCATAGTTAATTAATATTTCATGATCAAGTTTAATTTTCTTATTGCCTAACTCCTCTTCTAAAATTTCAAGATCTGTTTTAGGTCGTGTAGTAATAGGTGCTTGTGTACTAATAGGTATCTCTATATTAACGTACGAGGCATCTTTGGACAGAGGTATCTCTGTTGCTGTTGGATTAGTATAACTAGCATTTTTGATTTCCTCTGTAGTAACATTAACGATTTTTAGATCATCATTTTTAGCATTACTAATAAAACCATGTGCGATGAAAATAAGTGCAATGACAATGAGTGTAGATAGTATAAATTTGATGGTGTTAATTGTCATTCTACGACGTCTTCTCGCATTTAAACGTCTTCTTACTCTTAAATTTCTTTTGTTGTTATTCATAATGAATTCCTCCTTGGATGTTGAATATTGATAGTAATTATTTATTCTTTCTAATATAATAATATATACCCAAATAAATTATATATTCTATTAGTGTAATAACTAATACAACGGAGGTATATAATTATGATTACACAAGAAACACTATTAGAACTCAACGAGTTTATTCATGGTAATAATTTTAAATATGAATATCATATGAATCATATCCAACTTGTACGAGAATATGCATATGTACTGAATGAAAAGTTGGGAAAACCATGCGATGATGAAAAATTAGCTTTAGCAGCTTTGGCTCATGATTTATTTAAAGATAGAGCTCTTAATCCACTTGCAGGCGAAAAGAAATGGAATGAAATTATAATTCCTCAAAACAATAATTTCTATGTCAGAAAAAATCTTGATATTCTTGATACGTTTAATATTGGAGATTATTTCAATACAGATATCCAATTACATCCATTAGCTGCAGGTATATTTCTGAATAAAGAACTTGAATTAGATGATATTGAAGTATTATATCCAATATTCTTTCATTCATGTCCGATTCTTCCAGTGTACTTAGAACTTCCAGAAAATATCAGAACTATGGTAGATATCATCACCTTAAGTGATAAACTTTCATCGAATTATTTAAGGATAAATAAATTCGATAGAGCTGTCAGAATTGATTTGGATTTAGCTGTTTTCGGACCATCAGGTAAAGAGTTCAATTATACACTAGGATTACTTTTAGCAAGATTAATTTCTCAAGGTAAAAGCAATGAAAAGTATTCTAAGCTTATGACAAATTATTATTATGAAAAATTAAAGGAAGTGAATCCTTTTGTACCACGTACAGCTACAATTAATAAGTTAGGAGGTAGTAAGAAATGGCAACTAAGAAAGTCCCTAGTATTGCCGACGCAGTACTCGGATTTAAAAATGTAATGAGTAGAATTGGTTTACAAGAATATACTTACTTGAATCACGTGATTCAATCTAAAACAGCCAAAAACTTTTCAGTATTAATTATTCCAGAAAATGCATTATGGAATGCATTAATTGATGATCCTGAAATAAATTTGACAGAATTAGATATATCTAAACCAGAGAATACTGATGCTAGAGAAAAAATGTATTATGGTGAAGAATTATCAAGATCAAATGAAGGATGGATTGAAATGGATCCTGAATCTCTTCAAAAAGGCGATATAATTAATATTTCAATTCCTGGTTTTACGCATGAAATCCCAATTAATAAAACTCTGTTCGTTTTAAGATTTAAGAAAGCAGAGTTGAATAATTTTGCATATAAGGTTTATTCATCTCCTAGATTAGCCTTAGTAATAAAAAAGAAATTTGAAGGACCAGTTCCAGAGTCTGGATTTTATTTGGCAAGAGCATTTCAAATTGTATAAAAAGAAAGGTGGTCATGATCGACCACCTTTCTTTTTTTGTTTTTACAGCTTGATGTGAATTTCTTTTTGAGTAAGAGGCAACTGTCTGTGACAAATTGTACCTCTTACCCAAACAACGCGTCCATCTGCATAATGTCGTTGATGAGCTGTACGTTCCCATTCTTCAACGGTGTATTCTGCAGGTCTTCTAGATCCACTGGATTGCTTTGTCATTCTCTGAACGTATTCTTTTACCTCTTTAGCAGGTTTAAGAATTCTGGCCACTGTGTAATCTTTTTCCTCTTTCGGTGCATTAGGTGTATTTGACACCGGAACTTCCTTTTTGATAGTCTTCCTCACAACTCTTGTACGTTTAGGACGATCCTTAATAGCAACATATAGTGAAATAACTTTGTGGATCATCTTAACAGCTTCATGCGGCTCTATTGAAACTATGGGGGGTCAAACTTGCGAGCTCTTCAACCGAACGAACCATCCAACTTTTATCCGAAATGATATGATATTTATCAATGTACATAATGCTGGAAACAGTATTAAAGTTCTCGATATTATTAAATGTGAG